ATGGAAGAAATAGCCTCTACGTTGATACTGCTAATAGGACACATGATTTCACCAAGTGTGATTGGTTAGCAGTCGCCAATATACTGTCAGTATCGGGTTTTGTCAATAGAATGCTTGAGATTTTTCTAAGTCTATGGCAGATAAGACTTTACGTCAAAACCGTGCGGCGGGCCTCGCCCTAAACTCTTGGGATACAAGAACTTAGAGCGAGAACCCTTTTCACCAACACGAGAAAATCAGAAGAGAAGACTAGCCAAGCCGGTCTTGAATGCTGCACCAGCCAGCAATGGCCTACGGCAGTTCACCGTACGCTCAGCATAGAAGTTGCGAATCTTACCATCAGCAGTCTGGCACGTTACCAGATGATTGGTACGCACAAACTGGCTATCATGGCGACGATAGTTGCTACGAGCATTGAGTCTGCGAATAGCATTTTCGTCGAGAATATGAACACTCAGTACCTTTGCCAGAAAACGCTCGGGATCACCAGCGTTAGGCTGAAGATATTCAAAGTTATAGAACTCTCCTGGCCTTGCGGTAGAGAGAGAACCATAAGCACCACCATAGATGCCATACACAGCAAACATAGCGAGGCAGCAAACAACAATCGTAGCAATCGAACCAAACAACATCACATCGTTCATAGAAACCCTTTCGTGTAGTGAAAACCAAACCTTACGTCGCCTAGTATACTCTATTATCGACCATTGTCAAGACCAATCTTTAAGAAATCTCTTCGCACCCAGCCCTACAGTCCTTGACTTGGTTACTCTGGATACAACGCCACAACTTCCCAGTTGCATGAATAGCCACGCAGTTCATGGCCCCATGAATCTTACAGTGTGGAGTAGCCGCCACTTTGGCGTGAGTAGACTTGATTTCCACCAAGTCGAAACGGCTATTGTTGTCGTTGATCGGCTGAATATTCATGCTTGTATTCTACTATCTATTATCGGCATGTCAAGCCCCATTTCTTGAAAAATCTTTTGTGCTGTAAGGTATTGCGGCGTAAGAGTTTGCGTCAAATCGGGGCGGCCACCCGTGCCGCAAAGTCTTATGCAGCAAGGGTTTGTGGCTCACTCAAAATCCACAAAGATAATCTGGTTATATCCTCGCGGCTTCACAGTGTATCCGTCACCATAATCGTAGGTGTCGGCCTTCACAGAGGTCATGTTCGCCAATGCCTTGGCCTGTCGAACAACGCTACGCTGAGACTCTGCATTACGAGGAGAAAACTCATAACGCTTCACCCAACCATAGTTAGCCTCTCCACCAAACGTATCAGTAACCGTTACAACACACTTAGGTTGTCTCATCTTGTCTTTCTCCTTAGTATTACCAACCACTACGACGAAACTCATCCGCTTCTTCCTGCTCTTCCCTACGCTGACGCCGAGTCACCGGAGGGCCAAATCCCATATTGTAAGCATCAACCGCAGCCTCGTATGCTTCATCACCACCACTCTCACAATGCTCTCCGCACCGAGGGCAAATGTCCTGACAATGAACCGGAACACCGCAGCAGTCACTAATAAACATCTTCGTCTCCTCTTTCTTCTACTTCTTATATCGGTATTCTACAGTGCGAAACTTGAGAAGTCAATAGGTATTTTTTGTTTTGTTGCAACTGCTTATCGGACAAGAGTTTACGTCAAACGCGGGCGTGGCCTTGCAACGTAAAGTCTTACGTCGCATGGCTTTATGTCAGTTGAGATTAGAGCAGCCGTAGTCGTCAACCACCACTTCGCAACCCAGATTCTCCAGTTCCTTCACGGCCTTGAGAACATCTGCCTTTGCCCCCGTGATGGTGGCGGGGGTGCCAGCCACACCATCCTTCCATCGGTGTTCGTTGTTGTAGTATCCGTCCTTGCCCAGCACAATCTCGACGAAATCCTTTGCCTCACGCAGTCCGAATCTCAGCGTATTCTTGAACACGGCTATAGCCCTAACCTTGTGATCCTTGGGAACGTATCGCAGCGTCAGGTTCAGGCGATTGGTGTTGCCGACGTTGAGTCCGCGTCCCTTGAAGGCGTTCTCGATAGCGGTGGCGACATCGTCCCTCACATCCAGCGGGAGCGTGACGTTACGCAGCAGCAGCAGGGCGTTGGTGATCGAAAGGGTCAGGGCGATGGTGTCCATTGTGAATCCTTGTGATGATGGTGTTGTGATAAGCGTATTCTACTACCTATTATCGGCATTGTCAAGTGGTTTTCTTGAAAAAATCTAAGTCGTTACCAGATAAGAGTTTATGAAAAATGGGGCCGTGGCCTTGCAGCGTAAAGTGTTACGCCACAGGGCTTTAGATCATCTAGTCTTAGAGTCGTTCATTTTCTTTAAGGCTTCAACGATCATAGGAATACCGTCAAACATGATTCACCCCATAAGAAAAGTTGCGATACAACCACAGATAAACGCCACAGAGAGCACGATCTTATTCTTATTGGTCATCTTACTTCCTTAATGGAAAAACAAGATCACAAACAAACCAAGCACAACCAAGGCCAACAACAAATCCCACACCGAAACTATTCCAGTCTAAATAGATATCGGCCATCCGTAGCCCTTTCCTTTAGTTATACTTCATCCGAACCATCATCTGAACAATCTCAGGACGAGTCATCACACACTCCCACATGTACCACTTACAGAAGTTGAGCCAACCCTGCTCAGTAATCTGTCCACGCTGAAACATAGTCCACATGGTTTGATACATTTTATCACCTAATCCTTACTATATCCACACAAAAACTTCTCGCCCTTATCATTAAAACCCACAAAGGCACCCTCTTCGTCAAATAACCTTTTTAGTTCTTCAAGATCACTAGCCGTTACCCTATATCTCCAAGAGTTACCATCCAGAGTTTCCATAACCCAAGAGATAAAACACCCCAGACCAATAACTCCGACAATCCCCACAAACCACAACAGTATTTCACTCATATCTGCACCATTCTACCTTTCAAAGAGCCTTTGTCAAGTCCCGACTATTTGGCTGACTACAGCACAGTTAGCAACCCGATTACATCGGGTGAGACAGATGGATGGTCAACCCTTCGCACTGTTCCAGATAGCACGACCTATACTTACCCTCTTCGATCTTCACGATCATCAAATGACCCTTGGGCTTGTCGTACACTCGACGAACCTCACCCGCAAAGTCCTTACCATGATACTTGAAACTCACGTTGTCATGACGCACAGGAACCAGCACAGCATCGCTCATATCTTCTCCTCGTTGTTGAATACCATCAAGTCTACATCTATTATCGGCATTTGTCAAGGCTCGCCATTAGACAAATAGTTTTTGTGTCATAACGTGTTGAAGCATAAGAGTTTGCGAGAAATGCGGGCGGTCGGCCTTGCTGCAAAGTGTTGTGCAGCAAGGCTTTAGGGTCAGTAGTCAGACTGATCGAAGTCGAGATCAGCGCTCTCGACGCTCTCGTCTTCCCCATCCCACTACTCATCATCATCGTCACAATCGTCACGATGGTAGCAATCCTCATCACGCTCGTCGTCGTACCAGCGATCCTCGTCGCCGGTCCAGCCGCCGATATAGGATTCCATGAAAGAGTCGAGGTAAGAGTCTTCGAACATAGCGCGTTCTCCTTGGGGGTTGGTGATGATGTTCGTATTCTACAAAGTATTATCGGCATTGTCAAGAGGATTTCTTGAAAAAATCTAAGTTGTTGTGCTGTAAGAGTTTGCGTCAAACGCGGGCGGCGGGCCTTGGCGTAAAGTGTTACGCTTCAAGGCTTTAGGCTCAGACGGGAGCAACCACCCAATCGGGGGTCACGATCATCCGATCCTCGAACGGAGTACCATCGCTGAGGAACCATTCGTAGTTCTTCTGGTACACTCGCACCGGGCTATACTTGTTGATACGATCCTTCGTGGTGCTTGTATGCCAGCCGCCGCTATTGAGCATCACACTATCGTCGGGATAAATCACCACAACATTTGTTCCGTGCAGTTCGATGGCAACGCTACCATCGGCCTGAATGTATGCGTAGGTGTTGTTGCCAATCTTACGCTGGCCACGATTTCGCTTGCCCAAAACCATCTTAGTCGCTTCGGCGTGAGTCATGTTCTTTTCCTTCTGGGTGATGTTCTCTTATCGACATTTTACAGGCCGAGACTTCAACTGTCAACACCTGATGTGTCGCACCATGATATAGGCCATAGCGTCCGACTCATTATAGAAAGAGCAGATCATCATGGGCGGCCGACCGTTTACGAACGTCCTGTAATAGTCATACATACGGGTTTGCCAGTTGTAGCGAATCATTTTGTGTTCCTTGTGGATGTGTTCTCTTATCGACATTCTACACTCTATTATCGGCCTGTCAATAGGTTTTCTTGAAAAAATGTTTTTTGCTGTAAGTCATTAGCAGATAAGAGTTTACGTCAAACGTGCGCGGCCCGCCTCGCCGCAAAGTCTTATGCGGCAAGGCTTTAGGGCTAGTAGTCCTCTCCGCCGAAATAACCGTAATCCTCATCCGTTCCCCATCCGGCAGATTCCATCGCGGAGTCGTGGTCGCCATCCATGCTATCATCGTAATCGTCTTCATCGGTGAAGTCATCGAACTCTGGCGAATCATCCTCAAAATCATCAAAATGATTCTTTCGATCCCACGCGGGCGAGATGGATTCGTCGTGAAAATCGTTATAATCGTCATAAAGGGGATCAGGGTGACTCATCACTTAGTCCTTTGCAAGAGTACACATACACAAACCAACATAGGCCATAACGAACAGCATAGCACTAAACATAGTTTTTGTCAAGCCTCCACGATTTCGGGATAAATATCTTCGACCAGAATCTCAGCCAGACCCGTGACTTCCGCCCAATCCATCGGGTGACACGTCGGCTCGTCAATCGGCTCGACCATCGGCTCCAGCGTACCCTGCTCGGCCAGTTGTGCCAGAATCGCGTTCACATCGTCGAAGTTGTTGAGCATCGTCGTTCTCCGTTGGGGTGATACTCGGATTCTACATACTATTATCGGCCTGTCAATACCCTTTTCTTCAAAAAATCTTTTTTGTTGTAACTCGTTGAACGATAAGAGTTTAGGTCGAGCGTGGCCGCGGAGCCTCGTCGCAAAGTGTTGTGCGACAAGGACTTGGGATCAATCGCCCCGGCCTGTCAACCACAATAACTGTTCGTCAAATCTGGCCACACCAACGGAGCGTCAACCCAGCACTCGTTAGGGTTTGGTGTGATGGTAACGACAGAAGGATTTTCGGGGAAGCGAACCCGATACATAGCCTCCCGATACTCATTGCCGGGGATGATATCGACCACCACAGCCCTTTGGTCAGGATTGCCGATCCGCGAACCAACCATAACTTTGCTGCCGATATTGATCATGTTTTGCTCTTTCTTTTGTGTTGGATGGATTGTAGACGATTTTTTCAGATTGTCAATCCCATCCGTAGGGCTGATCAACAAACGGGCCATAGATCATGCCTTCGTCAAGCCAACGCTGGCTAGCATCGGAGTCAAACTGCACCCGATACATAGCGACACGATCACCGATAGCGGGCAGAATGTCCGTCACCGTGGCCCATGCCAAATCCGAACCAATCTGCACCCGGTCACCAATGTTGAACATCATCGTCCTCTCTTTCTTCTGTACCACTATTCTACCATACATTATCGTCCTGTCAATACCTTTTTCTTGAAAAATCTTTTTTGTCGCAAATCCTTATGTCACAAGAGTTTACGTCAAGCGTGGGCGGCCGCGTTCGCCGTAAAGTCTTACGGCACAACGCTTTGCGATTAGTGTACGGATGTCACCCCTCCGCGAAGGGGGAGACTTCCTCGCCGCAGGCAAGGATAGCGGCATACTGTTGTGCCAGAGCCGCCTTGCGTTCGAGCGAACCCGGCTTGCCAACCTTCACGATCATCAAATCGTCACCCCCCTTGTAGCGGGGATCGGCCTTTTCGGCCTTAGTCTTACCAGCACGACGGAGAGCCTTGCGATTGAACTTCAGCACCTTCTCGCTACGGATCGGGCCATACGCACCATCGGCCAGGGTCGGCTGGTGAGGGATTGCGATGCCGAGAAAGCACAACCGAGCCTGACGCTTGGCATCTTCGATGATCTTGAACTTGGTGGCCATTGTCGTTTTCCTCTTGGTGGTAGTGATGAACGTATTTTACAGAAACTTTTTTACCGCGTCAACCCCCACTTCCGCAGGACGCTTCCCATTCGTGCGGAATATAGCCATTGAGAATCTCTTGGGTCGAACACTCACAGCGAACACCCGCCAGATCGACCACCCACACATCACCCTCGTCGAAATACCATCCGACGATCACGCCAGAGATACCACCGAGCCGAACCTTATCGCCAATCTCGAACATCTTGCGTTCTCCTCTTTCTCTCTTACTTCTTATATCGACATTATACAGCGTATTCTTTAGGTTGCAAGCAAAATCTAGAGATTTTTATGTCAAGAAATTTTGACAAAACTTTTTAGCATTTCTTGTCGTTTTGGCACGATATTTGCTAGATCGACGTAAGTTATTGCCTCATAAGACTTTACATCAAACGCCGCCGCCACCGCTCGACGTAAAGTCTTGCGGCTATTGGGTTTACGTTGCGTGGATGAAAACCTTATCACTCGTGGTCTGATTCGTGATGGTCACGATCCAGTTGCGACCACTACCATCCTCACGCATGATACCGTTGACGAGGCCAGCATACACCCTGCCCTTCGGGTCGATCACGCTAGTATACTTACCAGCGACCATAGATGCGAAGATGGTGCTGAGGCTATTCTTACGGGCGGCGTATGCAGTGCCAAACATTTTCTTTTTCCTTATCGGGCTACGGCAATCATACCATTGAAATGCGAGAAAGTCAACGTGAGAACCCTATCGGGATACTTCTCATTGATGTACTTCTGTGCAGTAGCCTTACGGTTATCCGTAGCACCAACGTACTGAACAACCGTACCATCGGCATCGGTCACTTTCCAAACCTTTTTCTGCACGATACGCGGAAGGCTGTTGATGAAGTCGTTAGTGTGAATCGTCTTTTCCATTTTCTTTCTCTCTTTCTTACTCTATTATCGACATTATACGGGCGAATCCTTTAGGGTCAAGTGAAAAGTTTCCTGAAAGTTTCGTAAGGTTCGTAAGTGCTTGTGATATAAGAGTTTACAGCAAACGCGGGCGCCCCGGCTTGACGTAAAGTCAATAGCCTAAAGGGTTTAGGTCAGCCGATCCGCTCGGCCATAACCTTGCCAGCCTTGAACCGCACCACCCGACGCTCACCGATCATCACACTCTCCCCCGTTCGGGGGTTGCGAGCCTTGCGAGGGGCGGTAACCTTCACGGTGAACACGCCGAAGTTTCGCAGTTCGATCCGACCGGTCGTGGCGAGCGTCTCGATCATGCTGTCGAGCGTAGCCTGCACGATCTCGCGGGCCTGATCGCCCGTCACGCCAACCTTCTCCGCGATACCCTCAACCATGCTTCGCTTCGTTCCGACCATTTTCATCGTCTCCAGTGGTGATGTCGCTATTCTACCGAAAGTTTTTCAGCCTGTCAATCCCCCCTTATATGGGGATCATGAGACGCCCATCCAAGCCGCGTTCTCAACGCAGTAATCGTAGAACATATCGTTCAGCACGGCCTCGAAGTTGCTTTCCGTGAGCCTGCGACGATCACCCGTGAAGTCACACTCCGCGAACAGCCGACCGTCCGGCGTGAACACCAACACCACATGATACGTCTCGCTACCCCAGATAGCCTTGAGAGCGTCGTTCACCTTGCTCTTGTCCATCGTATCCTCTCTTTCTTTCTCTGTTATCGACATTTTACCATCCCAAACTTCAACTGTCAATAAAAAACTTCCTTAAAAGATCGTAAGGTTCGTAAGTCCTTATCCTACAAGACTTTGGCACGACCCTTGCGCCTGAAACTCGTCGTAAAGTCTTACGCCACAACACTTTAGAGCAAGAGGGGGTTTTTTCATTTTTCTCGGCCCATTTATAAAATCACAAAAAATCGCCGGGTGGTCCAAACAAAATTGGCGCCATCTAAAATAATTGGCCGGTTTATTAGCCACTTTCCCCTAAGTTTTAAAAAAAAGAGCAGGCACCAACATGATGCCCGCTCCTTTTGAATCAACAATTAGTTATCAGGAATCTAATAGTTGTATCTTATCCAGTTATAATTTACAGGATAATTATAGTAACCATATGGATAATAGATCACAGGCTGCTGTACTACTACTGGATATGTTACATACTGAGGTCTAATAACAGGAACCCACACTGTTTCTGTGTATACCACAGGACTATAAACCACACTATAGTTTACAACAGGAGATGCTACTACTGGCTGAGTCACAATTTCATTTCTAACAAATGAACGATGACCACACCAATCTGCACCACAACAACAAAACAACAATAGTGCTAATAACATACTTTTCATATTTGGCCATTTTCCCCGTTAGTAGCCATAGCAACTGCTGGTCCATTCTTTCTTGGGCGACCACGCTGCTTTTTAATATTTAGCTTGCGTCTTTGACGTCTAATCATAGCAGTGCTAATATTTTGGCCAGTCATCTGACTCAACTTGGCACTCAGTTCAAGATCATTCATAGTATTATGATTTTCCCTAACAAAACCTAGTTCACTTTCTGTCCATTTTTTATAATTAGCCATAAATTTTTCCTTTTCTTATATTGCCTCAAAAACGATCAACATTACTATACTAATAGTTAGCAACTTTTGCGCAAGGAGAAAAAATGACCGAACAGCCCTTAAATATAGTAGCATCAACGCTTGATGTTAGAGCATCTGGTCTGCAATATGACCCTCAAGATGACTTAAATTTACCAGACGGTAAAAGCATAGCCGAATTATTAAATGAGCAAAAAGAAAAAAACAATAGCAAATAATAATAAAGTTTCTGAAAGCGAGTTTCTAGAAGTATTAGACAATATTAGTAAAAGGTTAGTTCATAAATTTAAATTTGGCTATCACGATATTGATGATATGAAACAACAGGCCGCTATATTCGCTCTAGAAGGCTTAGAGAAATATGACAATAGTCGCCCATTAGAAAACTTCTTATGGACGCACGTTCGTAATCGACTATTTAATTACAAGCGTAATAACTATCAAAGGCCCGATAAACCATGCTTAAACTGTCCACTTTACGATCCTACATATCGCAATAGCACCAGTCAATGTTCAAAATATAGCAACAAGAAAAACTGTGAACTATATGCTGCCTGGAGCAATCGTAATGAAAATAAGAAAAATATAATGCAGCCTAGCTATATTGATTATGATATTGAGCATAAAAATGATTTGGAGCATTTGATACAAAATAATGAAATAATAAAATTTCTTGATGAAAATATCCATGCTGATTATAGAGAATACTATTTACGATTAAAGCATGGAGAAAAATTAAATAAAAGTAAACTTACCAAACTGCAAAAACACATTAAAGACCTTATGGAGAGCGAGCTGTGGACAAAAAGATCCCTAAAAAACGAGGACAGCTAAGCTTAGACGAAGAAAAATTTATTCGTGAAAACTATTCGTCTAGTACCATACAACAAATAGCAGACTCTTTAAATAGAAATATTGAGCCAATACAACGATATATAGATGAAAATAATCTGTTAATAGTTAGTGATTCTGAAGAAGCCAAAGGTAATGAACTATTAAAACACAAATTGCATAGTAAAACATTCTGGCCCGAAATTAAGCGTCAATTTGATGCTGAAACGGGCGAACTTCAGTATTTTGAAGATACGTGGATTGGTCTTATTAAACAGTTTAGAGAAGACGTATTACCAGCAGAAGAACTTCAGATTAAACAATTTATCACTATAGATATTCTTATTAATCGAAGCATGAAAGAAAGAAAGCGCCATATTAGTGAAACTGAAAAACTCCAAAAAGAAGTTGATAAAGAATATGCTAAACCTGAAGATATCAGAGATATTCCAAAGCTAGCGAGCATGGAAACTCAATTAAGTTTTGCTCGTAATAGTATTGCTAATTATACTAATGAATATACTAAACTATTAAATGAACAACAAAAAATAAGCAAAGATCTTAAGGCTACCCGTGAACAACGCATTAAAAGAATAGAAGATGGTAAAAGCAGTTGGGTAGGACTAATACGAATGCTAGAGGACGAAGTTACCAGAGAAAAAGAAGGACGAGAAATGGAAATTCTCAATATTGCCACCGAAAAATATAAAAATCGCCTTAATGAATATCACACCTTCCAAGATAATACAGTAGACAAACCATTCTTAACACCAGATAGTAAGGAATAATTATGACTAAAATTAGCCTAATTTCCGGAATAACAGGTCAAGACGGTAGTTATTTGGCCGATCTTCTTCTGCACAAAAACCATAAAGTAATAGGACTACATCGACGCAGCAGTACTAATAACTTTGAAAGAATATCTCATATTAATCATCCTAATTTTATTTTAGAAGAATTTGATCTTACAGATAGTAGCGGATGCAACAGAATAATTAACAAATATAAGCCAAATTATTTTTTCAATCTGGGTGCTCAGAGTCATGTTGGAACCAGTTTCAAGCAACCTATCACAACATTTGAGGTTGATACTATAGGAGTAGTAAATATATTAGAATCCATAAGAAACTATAGTCCAGAAACTAGATTTTATCAGGCTAGTACTAGTGAAATGTTTGGCAAAAATTATTCAGAAAATATTATAAAAGGCAAATATCAAGATGAAAATACTCCTTTCTTACCTCAGAGTCCTTATGGGGTGGCCAAATTAGCTAGTCATCGCATGGTTCAATTATATCGTGAAGCATACAATCTATTTGCATGTTCGGGCATACTATTTAATCATGAAAGTCCACGACGCGGCGAAAATTTTGTTACTCGTAAAATTACAAATTATATTGGTCAGTTAGTTAACGGAGTAGTTAGTAAAGATCAAAAGCTTCCACTGGGTAATTTAGCAGCTAAAAGAGATTGGGGTCATGCTAAGGATTATGTAAATGCAATGTTTATGATGCTTGAACATTCTGAGCCAGATGACTTTGTTATTAGTACCGGGGATACTTTTAGCGTACAAGACTTTTGTGATAAAGCATTTTCATTACTTAGATTAAACTATCAGGACCATATTTATATTGATCCAGAATTTTACAGACCATGTGAGGTAGATTATTTAAAGGGGGATAGCAGCAAAGCTCGTAATGTACTAAATTGGCAACCTAAAATATCATTTGATCAACTAGTACAAGATATGGTTTATAGCGATGTTAGCAAATATAGTCATGACAAGAAATTTTAATGATCCGTTATATAAACAGTGGAGAAACAAAGTTTACTCACGAGACAATCATTGTTGTCAATGGCCAGGGTGTAATAAAACAAAGCGTTTGAATGCTCATCATATAAAAACTTGGGCAAATTTTCCTAGTTTGCGTTTCATGGTAGAAAACGGAATCACTCTGTGTTATCAGCATCATAAAATGATTAGTGGCATAGAAGAGATTTATGAATCAGTATTTTTTAAGATACTATCAGACAAAAAAAATAAAAAACTATGAAAGAATACGACTTTACAGTAATTATCGACACTAGAGAACAACAACCATGGGAATTTAAAAACTATGCTGTTGCTAATAGAAAACTAGATACTGGAGACTATAGTGTCGAGGGATTAGAACACTTATTATGTGTCGAAAGAAAAAAGAGCGTTAGCGAATTTGCAAATAATATCGTTGAAAGTAGATTCAAAGATGTTGTGATGAGAATGAGTCAGCTTAAATATTCATTTTTATTACTAGAATTCGACTTAGAAGATATAATGATTTATCCTGTTGGAAGTACTGTTCCTAGAAGAATGTGGGATAAGATAAAAATTAGTCCAGCTTTCTTATTAAAAAGTATTTTAGATCTACAATTAAATCATAATATTATTGTTTATTTTTGTGGAGACAGCACTAATGCGGAAAAAATGGCAGAGTACATTCTTAAAAAAATATATTATCTAGAAAAAAATAATAGAAAGAATAAAGATGAAACTCAATAAAACTATAAGATTAAAACCAACACCATATAAAGATGATCAAGGTAATATTTTTGTTCCAAAAATTATAGAAACTGATAATATCGATGTGTCATATATAGTTAGAAAAGAATCTAACATGGCATATGCTCAGATAAACGGGATACCAGGAGTATTAGTTTTAACAACATCAGATCTCAATATTGGAACTATGACTATTAATGATTTAGAACAGAGCTTACGAACTAGGCTAACTGATGATCCAGAAAAAATACTACAAAATTTATTTCCTAAAAGTTTAGATTCTGATCCGAACGGACCAGGAAGCGTATTATCAAATATGCTATCTTCTATAGGAATTAAATCTTCTCCTACTTGTTCTTGTAAACAGCGAGCAATAGAAATGAATGAACAAGGAAATGATTGGTGCGAACAGAATATAGATACTATTGTGGAATGGCTCAGAGAAGAAAGTCAAAAACGCAGATTGCCATTTATAGAAACAGTGGCTCGATTATTGATTAAAAGATCTATTAGTCTATCACGAAAACTAAAGAGTAAGCATGAAAAAAACAGAATTTGATGATGCTTGGCTAGGCTTAGGAGATATATCATCTCTTAGCATACCAAATAATCCAATGATACACAGATCAGAGCTGGAGATAGAGCAGCCTGATTTGCATCTTATGAGACTGTTAAGAAACCCAAAATATTTTGGATCAACATGCAAACTATTATTTAATATAGAATTACATCCTATACAAATAGCTATACTTCAAGAGTTTTGGATAAGACCATTCCCAATGTTTATAGCATCTCGTGGTTTTGGTAAAAGCTTTATTATGGCATTATATTGCATATTGCGTATGATGTTTAAACCAGGAAGTAAAATAGTAGTAGTGGGCGCTGCATTTAGACAGAGTAAAATTTTATTTGAATATATGGAAACTATATGGCGTAGTAGTCCAATATTACGCAGTATTTTTAGTGGTAATGATGACGGCCCGCGACGAGATGTTGACAGATGTACTATAAGATTAGGCGATAGTTGGACAGTAGCTATTCCTATGGGTGATGGTAGTAAAATCAGAGGTTTAAGAGCACACGTTATTATTGCAGACGAATTTGCATCTATCAGTCCAGATATTTATGAAACAGTAGTGGCTGGATTCGCTGCCGTATCTGCTAGTCCTATACAGAACGTTAAAGAAGAAGCTAAAAAGAAAGCTATGATTGATGCTGGTTTATGGAATGAAGATCTTGAGGTATTAAATACCAAAATGGGTAACCAAGCTATCATTAGCGGAACAGCAGATTATGATTTTAAACATTTTGCTAGCTATTGGAAAAGATACAAAGCTATTATAGATAGTAAGGGGGATAAGCAAAAACTAACTGAGTTATTTAAAGAAGAAGTACCAGAGAACTTTAATTGGAAAGACTATAGTATTGTTAGAATGCCATATGAACTAATTCCAAAGGGCTTCATGGACGATAAACAAGTTAGTCGCGCTAAAGCTACTATACATATTGGTATATATAATATGGAATATGCGGCATGTTTTGTTAAAGACAGCGAAGGATTTTTTAGGCGCAGTCTTATAGAGAGTTGTGTGGTGAATAATACTAATCTTACATATGATGATAAACCATTGCTATTTGATGCTACCATATCTGGAGATCCTAATAAACAATATGTTTTTGGAATAGACCCTGCTAGCGAACAAGATAATTTCAGTATTGTTGTTATAGAATTACATCCTATTAATAATAGAATAGTTTATTGTTGGACAACAAATCGTAGTAACTTTAAAGAACGTTTAAAAACAGGATTAATTAAGGAGCATGATTTCTACGGATTCTGTTCTAGAAAAATACGCAATCTGATGAAAACATTCAATCCGATAAGAATAGGATTAGATGCTCAGGGTGGTGGTGTTGCTATTGAAGAAGCGTTACATGACCCAGATAAGCTTGAGCCAGGAGAACAATTAATATGGCCAGTGATAGACTTTGACAAATCCAAGGATACTGATAGTCAACAAGGACTACACATATTAGAATTGGTGCAGTTTGCCAAGGCTGATTGGACAAGTCAGGCCAATCATGGACTACGTAAAGACTTTGAAGATAAAACTCTATTATTTCCTCGTTTTGATAATTTAACACTAGCATTAGCTATGGAAGCTGATGATAGAAATATTATCACAGACGATTTGAATCCATTATATGATAATGTTAGCGAATGCGTACTAGAGATAGAAGAACTAAAGAACGAATTGACCACAATAGTTATGAGCCAAACTAGTACAGGTCCTAATGCACGAGACAGATGGGATACTCCAGAAACCAAATTGGCCGGTGGTAAAAAAGGCCGAATGAGAAAAGACCGTTATAGTTCACTATTAATAGCTAATATGATAGCAAGACAAATTAATAGAACATTAAAACCAGTAAATTATGATGTTATAGGATCTAACGCAAGATTAACAGAAAAAAATAGTGGAGCATTATATAAAGGACCAGAATGGTTCACTAGTGCCGCAAATGATGATATTTATGGTGGAATTTATAGATCTTAGTGTATAAAAAAGTATTGATTGCTTTGTAATACGATTACAATTATATTAAAATATGAGCAAAAAAAGAACCAAAGACGAAGTACTATCCACAACTCCTATGATGCCAGAGGACGCATATGTCACATGGGGGGATGATTTGGCCAGTAAAGAGAGTGCTCTCAAAAGAGCATCATCGTCTTTAGATGAATTTACACTGGTAGAAAAAGCTACTGCGGCTGGAGCAGGAAGAAGATATAATCTGGACTATTCTCGTTTAGATGGACAAACAGGAAGTCGCCCAGGATTAACAAAAGGCGATTACTATAATTTTAGACCAGAAGAAGCTCCTCCGTTTCATATCAAAGGCATATTGGTACGCGCCGATGATATTTATCAACGAGTAGGATTAGTTAAAAATGTTATTGATCTTATGGGTGATTTTGCTAGTCAAGGAATAAGATTAGTACATAGAAATAAAAGAATAGAAAGATTTTATAGAAGATGGTTCAAAAAGATACACGGTAAAGATAGAAGTGAAAGATTTTTAAACAATCTATATAAAAGTGGAAATATTGTTGTAGATCGTAGAACAGCTAAAATTAGTATTAAAGTAGCAGATAAATTATATCAAGCATTAGGCAATGCAGATGCTCTAGTCAATGATATGCCATCAATAGAAGTTGAAAAAAGAGAAATTCCTTGGAAATATACTTTTATAGATCCTGTATTTGTTGATGTGGTTGGAGGATCATTATCTTCTTTTGTTGATGATAAAAGATACGAATTGCTGGTTCCTGGTAATCTTAGAAAAACCATTAATAGTCCTAAGACAGAAGCAGAAAAGGGTATTGTAGCACAGCTTCCTCCTCAAATTATTGAAGCAGCTAAATATAAAAAAGGATATCCCCTTGATCCTACTAAAACTCTAGTATTCCACTATAAAAAAGACGATTGGCAGAGTTGGGCATATCCTATGATATATGCTATTATGGATGATATTACAGTTATAGAAAAATTAAAGCTTGCCGATATGGCAGCTCTTGATGGTGCAATAAGCAATATTAGAATTTTTAAATTAGGTAGTCTTGAGCATAAGATTGCGCCAACAAAAGCAGCAACATCAAAACTAGCTAGTATTCTTGGTAATAATGTTGGTGGTGGAACAATGGATTTGATTTGGGGTCCAGATATTGAATTATTAGAAAGTAATACTAATGTTCATAATTTCCTTGGCGAAGGCAAATATATTCCACATTTAAATAGCGTATATGCTGGACTTGGTATTCCTCCAACTCTCACAGGCACATTCGGTGCCGCTGGAACAACAAACAATTTTATTAGCTTAAAAACATTAACACAAAGATTACAGTATGGCAGAGATGTTTTAATGCAATTCTGGGAACAAGAGATTGCATTAGTACAAAAAGCTATGGGATTTAAGTATCCAGCAAAAGTAGAATTTGACAGAATGGATCTTAGTAATGAAGACTCTGAAAAGGCTCTATTAATACAATTAGCAGATAGAAATATTATTAGCGACGAATTACTTCAAACAAGATTCGGATTTGATCCTGATATGGAAAAGAGCAGACTTAATAGAGAAAATAGAGAAAGAGATAGTAACCGTATGGTACAAAAGTCTGGCCCATGGTTTGATCCTGAGTTTGAAAATTCATTAAAGAAAATAGCATTACAAACAGGTATAGTAACTCCTAGTCAAATTGGTCTAGAGTTGGATAAGAAAAAATCAGGAGAAAAAACAGCAATTGAATTAAAAATTCCTCCTATGCCCGGTATACCAACTAAGTTGGCAAAAGATTCGCCAGAATCTTTGCCTGGTCAACCACAGCAAGGAAGACCCAAGAACTCGAAGGATCAAGTAAAGCGCAAGTCAAAAACGTTTAGCCCACAAACAGGAGCCGCGCTTATGGTTTGGGCGAATAAATCGCAAGATAAAATTAATGAAATTATTAACCCTGTTTTACTAGATTTCTACAATAAGAAAAATCTTAGAAGTTTAACAGCATCAGAAACTAAAGAATTAGATATAATTAAAACTAAAATTTTATTTGCATTAGAGCCAAATAGTAAAGTATCGAAAGACACTATAATGAATGCTTTTGCAAATATAGATTCGACCAATATTAATCAAATGTATACTAAATATATGTATTGGCTAAAATTATTATCATCAGAATTAAATGAAGATTTATCAGTAGAAGATATCAAACAGGCTAAGGCTTCGTTCTATTTTATGGTGTATGATAATTAGACCACCGGAGAAAAACTATGCAAATTTTTCAACAAGAGTATGATGACGGATTAGCAGAATTAGTAAATGCATCTGCATCAGTTTCTTATGCTAGTCTAGTTGAGCCATGTGCAAATAAGTCTTTGGCTAGTTCATTAAAGCACATTAAGAGCTTAGCTTCTCTTAATGATCAAGATTTATATTATGTACAGTCTATTTTAGTTACATCTAGCTGGAATAAAAATGACGATATTTTTGATAGTAGAGAAGTATGGGCAGCTAGAAATACTCCAGAAGACAAACCAACCAATCTAGAGCATGATGAAAATATTATTATTGGCCACATTACAGCAAACTGGCCAATCACAGAAGATGGTATATTAATTGATGAAAATACTCCAGAAGATAATTTACCTAATAAATTTCATATATTAACAGGTTCTGTTATTTACAAAGCTTTTTCTAATCAAGAACTTAGGGACCGATCAGAAAAATTAATAGCAGAAATAGAGAATGGTCAAAAATATGTTAGTATGGAGTGCTTATTTAAGGGGTTTGATTATGGACTCTTAAATAAGAGCACTGGAGAGTACAAAGTATTATCAAGAAATAATGATACTGCATATTTAACAAAATATTTAAGATCTTATGGTGGCATGGGCGAACATGATAACTATAAGATTGGTAGAGTATTAAGAAATATAACATTCTCTGGAAAAGGTTTTGTTAACAAACCAGCTAATCCAGATAGCATTATATTTGCCAAAGATAGCTTTATTAAAAATTCATTTGATAATAAAGCGGAAAAAAATACGATTTTTTCAGTTGCGGGTGTATTTGATAATCAATCACATAATATAGTGGAGAATAATACTATGAGTTCAGAAACAAAAGCATCAGAACAGACAGTTGAAAAACCAGTAGCAGAAACTACTGAAAATGTTGTTACCCAAGATGCTCAATCAGCCATGAATATGGATGAGCTAAAGAGTGCAATGATGAATAAAACTCAAGAGCTTGATGCTCTTAAGAAAACATACGAAGCATTAAAAATGCAAAAAGAAGAAGAAATGGCAACAATGCAAAAACAGCAAGAAGAAATGGCAATGATGATGAATAAAATGAAATCTGAACTCTCAGAAGCTCAAGAAGTCATTGCTGGTTACAAAACCAAAGAAGAAGAAATGATGAAGAAAGAAAAGAAGATGAAGAGAATGGCTTCATTGATCGAAAACGGTATTGATAATGAATCAGCTGAAGCAACAGTTGATAAGTTTGAGAGCTTAGACGATGATGCTTTTGAAGCTATGACTTCTCTGTTTGCTGGGAAAATGCCTCCTTGGCTAGAAAAAATCAAAAAGAAAAAAGAGGATGATTCCAAAGCTACAGATAACGAAGCATCCAAAGAAGAAACAGAAGCAACTGTTGACCCTGAAGTATTGGAAACAGCAGAGGTCGAAGCTAATGTAAATCTTGCTATTGGTGGTGACACAGCAGATCCTGTCGAATCCACACGTGCAGCACTTGTCGAATTTGTTTCCAGCAGACTAGGTAAAAACTATAAATAAGGGAGAAAACAATGGCTCTTAAACCAGATCGTATCGAATTATTAACAGATATCTCATTCTTTATGAATACTGCTGCTGAAAGAGGCGGCGTTGTTAGTGTAGTAACATCAACAACAGGAGTTGGCGTATCTATGGACGATGCTAATGCTGTTGTAGAATATGCTGCTGGCTCCGGCGCTAAACCAGTCGGCATCCTATTAAATGATGTTGTTGACTATGATCTAACTCGTCAACATATCAATTGGTATCGTGACGAAATGCAGAAGGGTGGCAAAGTCACACTTCTACGTAATGGTCAGGTAACAACAAATATGATAGCATCTGCTGCTATACCAACTGCTGGTGCCGACGCTTATGTTGGCGTTAGTGGTTTGTTAGGTACCACAGGAGGAGCCAAAGTTGGCCAATTCCTCAGTGGTAAAGATGCAGATGGTTACGCCAAAGTATCAGTTAACCTATAATTTCATCACAGGGAGAAAAAAATGTCAGCTAACACAGAAAAATTTCAACCAACACCAGAACTTACTGAGCTTTTAGTACGCTCTGGTTCAGCAAATAGAGAAGTTTCTCTAGCTGCCAATGCAGAAATTGCTAAGGCTCTAGAGCTTCCATTGAGAAAAGGTCTTCTTAGTGGTGATATTCTAGACGGTATCTTTGAGCCAATTCAGCTTCAACAGGGTGCCACACCAGAATTTCCACTTGACTTTTTATCACCTGGAACCGAGAAGGATTTCGTTGCCTATACGATTCCTAATCACGGATATATTCCAGAACGTCACGTTGAAAGCGATTACGTCATGGTTCCAACCTATGATGTTGGCGCTTCAATAGATTATCTTCTAAAGTATGCCAGAGACGCTCGCTGGGACGTTGTTGGTCGTGCTATGGAAGTTCTTGAAGGCTCATTTGTTAAGAAGATGAATGATGATGGTTGGCACACACTATTAGCCGCTGCTGTTGACCGTAACATTGTTGTTTATGACAGCGATGCTGCTCCAAGTCAGTTTACAAAGAGATTAGTTTCTCTTATGAAGACTGTAATGCGCAGAAACGGTGGTGGTAACAGTGCTAGTAATAACCGTGGTCTATTAACAGATCTTTATGTTTCTCCAGAAGCAATGGAAGATATTCGTAACTGGGGAGTTGATCAGGTTGATGAGATTACTCGTCGTGAGATTTACACAGCTGCTGACGGTACTCTTAACAGAGTATTCAGTGTTAATCTCCATGACCTTGATGAGCTTGGTGTTGGTCAACAATACCAGCTATTCTATAGCAACGTTCTCAGTGGTACCATGCCAACCGGTGGTACTGGTAACGACACAGAGATCGTTGTTGGTCTTGATCTTCGTAAGAGAGACAGCTTTATTATGCCAGTTCGTGAACAAGTTCAAATCTTTGAAGACGAGTCACTACATCGTCAGAAGAGAGCTGGTTTCTACGGATGGGCCGAACAAGGCTTCGCTGTTCTTGACAATCGTAGAGTTATACTCGGTTCTCTCTAATCTAATCTTGTTCATACAAGACCTCAAAGGGAAAAGGCCGGCATTCGCCGGCTTTTTTCTTTTAGGTGTATTGAATATATGCATACGATCCATTATATAAAGGCTATACTATGGCAGCTAGCAAGTATGATTTTGCTATAGAACAAGGGACATCTTTTAAACTTAGTATAATATATAAAGATGCTAATGGAATACCTATTAATTTAACTAATTATTGTGCTCGTTTAACTTGGAAAACTAATAGCGGTATAACTCAAATTTTTAGTTCAGACAATAATGCTACATATGGCATGTACAGCTTCATAATTAACGATGAAGAGGGTAAATTAACTTTTTTATTACCAGCACACACTACTAATGGTTTTAATTTTACAGGAGCCAAGTACGATCTAGAAATACAATCTAATGAGCCATTTTATGGGGATGGATCAGATAACCAGGGTGGTAAAAAAACAACTAGACTGTTATTTGGTAATGTAGCTATAGTTAAGAGATATAGTCAATCTTCATCGGCATTGGACTGCGCCACATGAGCGACTTTATACTAGAAATTTTAGAGCCTACTATTAATTATCTTGATGTAAGTACTAGTTTTATTGAGAATGTTAATAATATTGAAATAGAACGCTCAGAAAACTTTAATCTAGAAATAATAAATACAGAAAAAATACTTTGGAGCGATTTACCAGATAATATTCCTATTAGTAAAATTAGTGGTAATTTACATTATACTAGAATTGATGGTTTGGGATCATATGTCTCAGGAATTATGATTTCTGGAATAAATTCTGTACATGTAGATGATCTAATTTGGGGTATAGATAGTGTAGGATTAGATGGTTATTTAGACCAATATTCATTTGATTGTGGAATTCCTAATCCTAGTTTATCAATTAGTGGAGAATTAGTAGAATAATTTCCTATAAATCACAGAGAGCAAAACAATGCCAAATCAAACAAGAATTCAATTAAGAAGAGGATACTCTATAGGCTATACTGGACCAATGATTGGTGGAATACCAACAGGCGTTTCAGGAACATGGGCAGTTGGAACATCGTTAGCTCCTGGTGAAATTGGATTTGAATTAGATACTGGTAAATTTAAAATCGGTACAAACGGTATTACAGCTTGGGGTAGTTTACCATATGCTGGAGGATCACTGCTATCTCCTGGTAGCGGCATAGCTTTAATCAAAGACGATGCGAATAATACTTATACGATATATAGTAGTATAATTCCTAGTGGTAGTGGTTTAACGGCAACTACCGGAGTATTTTCAGGAAACGGTACAACAGCAGCATCAGGATCCTACTACAGTATCGGATTATCCAATAGACTACAAAATTTATCATCATTAAGTACTAGTGGTATTGTTGTTTCTACGGACGCTACTGGCGTTGTGGTTAGAGGATTATCATCTGGTAATAATATTTTTATTAGTAATCCTAGCGGACTAGCTGGAAATCCTACTATTAGTTTAAGTAGCGCATTAACTGGGCTTAGTAGTATTAGTGGAAATAATAATTTTTCCATAGTCTCATATAGTGGCATATCTATCAATGGTGGTAGCGGAACAGTTGATATTAATGATTTGACTGTTGGCGAATTAAATGTTGGTGGAAATATAAATATAAGTTTAGCGGCAGCTATACTTGCCACCGGCCCAGTAGCATTTTCTGGTAATCCTGTTTTAATTAGTGGAACTACATATTTTAATACTACTCCTTATGTTGGTCCTACTGGCGGAACATTAGGTAGTACTCTATTTCCAGTAAGCTTAAGTGGACATCAACACTCATGGACAGAAATTACAGAATTCTGCACAGGAGTAGCAAGTTGTGTAGATACTGCATTAACAGTTAGTACTGGTTTAAGAAGTGACTACAATAGTGAAACTAATAGTCTGCAACTAGCACTATCTGGCCAAGCAGCTAATATTCACACACTAACAGGAACAGGTTTTGTTGCAAGAACTGGTGGCGGAAATAATGAAGGATCATTTGCTGCAAGAAGCATAGCTAGCGGAGCAAATATAGATGTTCTCAATGGCAATGGAGTTGGTGGAAATCCAACAGTATCGCTAGCTAGTACCGTAACTGGACTAACATCAGTTGAGGCGACTTCGGTATATACTAATAATATTTATCCAAAGGCTGGACAAAATACTTTCAATATTGGTGGATCGTATGTAAATGTTACTGGTGATCTTACTGTTGCTAATCTTACTGTTACTGGAACAACAACAACTGTTAATAGTACAACTATCACTATCAACGATCCTGTGATTACTGTTGGCGGAACAGGAACACTAACATCTGCTGATGCTGCATTTGATAGAGGTATTCAATTAAGATATTGGAATGGAGCAGCCACTACGGGATTCATGGGTTGGAATAATCTTACTAGTGACTTTGTATTTTTAAGTTCTAGTACGGGCAATATAACAGTTAATGAATATGGCGCAGGAACTTATGGCAGAATTAGAGCTGGAGAACTAGCTAGCACTGGAAATATTAGTGGCAATGCACTATATGCTTTAGGAGAAACAGCTAGTACTTTAGCAGTATTTGATGCTAATAAGAAGATTGTCTCTACCGGCTTCCCAACAATAACACAGCTCAGTTATGTTAGTGGTGTTAGTAGTAATATTCAAACTCAATTAAATAGTAAAGCGGCTTCTGGTGTCTCATTAACAGCAGGAGACGGCTTAACTGGTGGTGGATCACTAAGTGGCAACTTATCATTTAATGTAGGAGCAGGGGATGGTATTTCGGTTGGTACTGATAATGTTTCTGTTAATTCAACAGTTATAAGAACCACTGGCCTACAAACAATAACAGCCGTTAAAACCTTTACTGTCGCACCAATATTCAGTGGTGGATATACATCATCTGGCACTATAAATCTACAGGTAGGATCAACATCTGTCTCTGGTACTCACTATCCTGTATTCAATAGTGATCCTAGCTCTTCATCCCAGCAACTCTATTCAAGAACAGCTGCACAAATCAGAACTGATCTTGGATCATCATCTAATAGTGGCAATATCCTTGTTCTTAGAGACTCTAATGGTAATTTTACAGCATCTAATATTACGGCCACAGGTTTTATTGGATATGGTGGCGCAATTACTGGGCTTTATGCTAATAATCTTGCTAGCGGTACCATTCCAACAGGTGTTTTAAGCGGAACATATAATATTAGCGTTACCGGAAATGCCGGAACTGTAACAAGTGGAGTTTATACATCTGGTACTCAAAATATTTATGGACTAAAAACATTTTATGATAGACCAATATTCAATAGTGGTTTAATATCATCTGGAATATTTTCGGTACAAGCCAGTGGAGCATCATCAACCTCTGGCTTTGCTATATTTACTTCCTCTCCAACAGGAATATCTCAATCATTATTATATAGAACTGTTAGCGAAGTTAGAAGTGATCTTGGAGCCAGTATTAATACTGCTAGTACTTTAGTATTAAGAGATGCTAATGGTAACTTTAGCGCAGGATCCATTACTGGCACATCCTTTGTTGGATCCGGTAATTTACTAACTAACGTTAACGCATATGCGCTCAATATTTATTCTAATACTCTAACTGATACTGAAACATCATTGGTTATGATAACTGGTACTAGTACTGGTAATTATAGACCATTTATTGATAGTAAATTAAAATTTAATGCTAATAATAATACATTAATACTTGAAAATATTAGTGGTCTACTTACTGGATCTTATTTAAGTAATTCTCTTAATATTATTGGAGCAACTTCTATCAGTGGCACACAAGGAAGTCCTGGTAATCCAGCCTCTCAATTATTGAACTTTATTGTTGATGGTGGTACTCCATAGTAGACAAGGTATAGGGTATTTATTATAATAGTAGATATGGGATATTTTAAATTATGGGACCAATATGCCAAGACAAAATAATATACGATTTAGAAAAGGATCATACTCTCAGTGGGACGCTAACAGCACCACAGTTTTAGGTAGCGGTGAACCAGGTTTTGCAACTGATTTTAATATTTTAAAAGTTGGTGATGGATCCAAAGAATGGAGTGATCTTCCAGCTATTAATGACAATTTAATTACTGTTGTTCGGAATGATACTGGCAGCACTATTAATAAAATGAGTGTTGTTTATATTAATGGAGCTTTAGGAGATACTCCTAGAATATCTTTATCCATAGCTAGTGGAGAAGCAACTAGTAGTAAAACTTATGGACTAGTAGTTAACAATATTGCTTCTGGTGGTGTTGGTACAGTTATTGTTGAAGGAACATTAAGAAATCTAGATACAAATTCTCAGTTTTCTGCTATTAGTGAAGGAACATCCTTATGGCTTAGTCCAACGGTATCTGGAGGTATTACATCAACAAAACCACATACTCCAAACCATTCTGTATTTGTTGGAACATTAATAAGGAAACATTCTCAGCAAGGAGTTATTAATGTTAAAATTCAAAACGGATATGAACTAGAAGAACTTCATAATGTAGCAACCACGGGAGCGACCAACGGCCAGTTCTTGCAATATAATAGTGGTAGTGGATTGTGGGTACCAACTAGTAGTGGAAATTTTAACTCATTAAGTATTAATGGAGTGTCTGCTGCTACGGATAATACAACCATAGTAAGAACCTCCGGAAATCAAACAATTAGTGGAATTAAAACTTTCAGTACCCTTAATTCAGATACTATATCTGCTACAATAAACTTGAGCGGCCCAGCAGGATTCATGGTTACAGATGAGGGCTTCTTTTTTGTCAATGCTACCAATAATTTTAATGTGGATACGGAAAATGGTGTTGCTAATTTTTTTAATTCTATGTATGTTGATACATCAAATGTTGGAATAGGGACTAGTAGTCCTGGAGCTAAGCTTCATGTGATAGGCAGCGGAATAATTTCTAATGATTTAATAGTTGGCGGAAATCTTGTTGTTAATGGAACAACAGTAACAGCCAATGTTGATACCGTCACGGTCGAGGATCCTATTATTACTTTAGGATTAAGTAGCGGGAATATTGTTCCTAATTTAACGCACGATAGAGGATTAGCATTAGTAAGAGGAACTGGTCTTACAGCTTTTATGGGTTGGGATACTAGTGCTTCTCAGTTTGTGATGCTAAGTAGTGGCATTGCTGGGGTTAATAGTGGAACATATACAGCAGGAACTTATGGAGATTTACAACTTAATAAACTTAATAGTGCTGAAATTAATGTTAATGAATTAATATCAATTATATCATCTGGTATTTCATTTTCAAATTTTATTAAATTCAATGATAGTAGTACTGCAAATAGTCCATCGTTAGGGTCTATCAGTAATGGAACTAGACTATTATTGAATGAAAATAATACTGATGGTCATAATGCTATTGGTATACAATATGCTGGTATTAATGGCACTTGGTTTAGTGTTCCTAGTGGTGGCACATTCACATTTTACAACGGAACAGCTCCACAGCTTACAATAAATAGTACATCGTTAAATTATGGTAGTTTGACAGCTAGTCCGAACGGTAGTATAACGAGTGCTTCATGGGATGCCTCGACAATAGCAGTCAATAAAGGAGGAACAGGGCGAACCAGCTATAGTAATGGTCAGCTGTTAATAGGAAGTGGTACTAGTCTTGTTGCTAATACATTAACTGCCGGTACTGGTATTAGTATAACTAATGGTAGCGGTACCATAACAATTAATACTAGTGGACTACAAACTAGTTTAAGTAATCCTGTAACAGGCACTGGAATAGCTAATCACATACCTTATTGGAGTAGTACTAGCGGATTATTAGCGGATAGTAGTCAACTATATTGGGATAATACTAATGATAGACTTGGTATAGGAACGTCATCTCCATCGGCTAGATTACATTCTGAAATTTCAGATGGTAATTCTGTATTCCTGTTACAGAGATCTAGTTCTCAAGGTGGATTGTCAGTAGATTTTACAGGTGCTACTAGTAATTTACGATCATTAAATGGATTTAAAATATTTACTGGAAGCGTTGCAGCAAATAGTGGTACTGAAAGATTACATATTACATCAGGTGGAGATGTTGGAATAGGAACATCAAGTCCGTCTGATAAATTAAATGTTGTTGGAAACATTAGTGCAGGAACCTTAAGTACTACTCAGGGTAAATTTATAGCCTATGGGTCTAGTAGTCAGCCAAATCTTTTATTTGAAGGATTTGATGCTACTGGCAAAGCCAGAATATCAACTAATAGTGGGGCTAATAGACAACTTAAGATAGAAAACGACGGAGCTAGTAATACTTTAGGAGTATATATAGAAGGAGATGTGGGGATTGGTACAGATACTCCAACCTCTAAACTTCATGTTATTGGCAGTGGACTATTTAGCGGAGATGTCAGAGCTAGTGGCTCGTTTATCGGCGGATCCGGCACTGCTTCGTTACCATCTTTTGAATTTGTCAATGATCCTGACACTGGATTGTTTTCTCCAGCTGCAAATGCTTTTGGTATTAGCACTAGTGGTGTTGAAAGATTACGGGTAGATAGTGCTGGAAATATTGGAATAGGAACAACCAATCCTGGTTATAAATTACAGGTTAGTGGTAGTTTTGGCGCTACAACCAAAAGTTTCCGAATAGACCATCCTAGCAAACCAGGATTTAGCTTAGAATATGGAAGTTTGGAAAGTCCGTATCACGGAGTAAGATTAACAGGTCGAGGAACTGTGATTAAAGGCATTGGGATGGTATCTCTGCCATCTTATTTAAAAGATTTGATTCACGATGATGATACTTTAAATATTCAAATTACTAATATTAAACATGGTAAAACTATTTATGTCGATAGTATTGATCTAAAAAATGATTGTTTTATTGTTAAGGCTGATCGTGCTAAATCTCTAGGCGATTTGCATTTTTTCTGGACATTAACAGGAGTTCGTAAGGATGTGGAAAATCTAGTTGTTGAAAAAAGGAACTAGATTATGAGCGTATATGGCGGGCCAGATATAATTACCGATGGACTCATTCTTGATATGGATTTTGCTAGCACCAAATGCTATCCTGGTAGTGGAAGTTCTTGCTATGATATTAGTACTAGTAACATAATAGGAGAACTTGGAACGGCCGGTCTTTTTCAGCCAGTTTTTAATAGTTCTGTTAACAATAAATATTTTAGTTTTAATGGAGCTACAAATAATAGACTTATAAGAGCACCAAATAGCACACTACTTGATACTCAAACACCATCAGTGGAAGTTTGGATCAAAACCAATGCCACTACTCAAAGTGGATTCTTTTTTGAAAAAGGAGTTGTTAATAGTCAATATAGCTTATTTCAAGAGGGCGGTTCTATAAGATGGAGAATAAACTTTACTGTGGGTGGATTTAATTCTCTTGATATAACAACATCTAGTTTCATTAGTACATCATCATGGGCACAAGTAATAGGAACTTTTACTACTGGATCTAGAGCGCTTTATGTTAATGGAATATTAAGAAATAGTGATAGTCAAGCAGGAACTATTGCTACAAGCACTGGGGGTATGAGCATAGGAGTTTATGGAGGGTATGCTGGTAGTAGAGGATATTATTATAATGGAGACATTGCTATAGTAAGAGTATACAATAAAGCTTTGTCAGCTAGTGAAGTATTGTTTAATTATAATGCTCTTAAAGGAAGGTTTGGACTATAATGGCTACTCATTATGGAAATATGAAGGCAACTTTTTATAGAGATTTTACAACTCAACAAAGTCTTAATCCGTCTACTGGGGCTATTGGCGGCCCAATAGTATTCACCAGATCGACTTCGGGTACATACATTGGAAGTGATGGATATATTAAAACAGCAGCAGTTAATGAACCAAGATTTACATATGAATATGATAGTGGAGGAGTACTACAATACAGAGGATTGTATATTGATTCTCAAAGAACATCATATAATTATTTTAACTATAGTGAAGATTTTTCTCAAGCAGTTTGGACGAAAACAAATTCTAATATAAGTTCAACATCTACGTTATCTCCTGATGGAATTACTAATGGCTCTAAAATAGGTTTATTTTCTGCTGGTGGCAATATTAATTATGTCTTAACTTCTGCAGGCAATGCAAATACTGCTCTTATAAGACAATTAACAGTTAGTATTATGGCCAAGGCATCAGAGTGTCAACACTTAAATATTAAAATAGATAATGGAACTAATACTGTTGATTGTTATTATAATTTATCAACTGGAGTTTTAGGAAATAATACTAATGGAGTAGGAGCCCACTATCCATCAGCAGTTAATCAAAATGGTCTACAGTTCTTATATAAACATATTTGTAATATGGGCAATGGATGGTATAGATGTATTTTGAGTGTAGAAGACAAGATTACAGTAAATTCTGCTAATTATACTATTAGTTTTATTCCGTCGTCATCAGCATCTTCACTCACTATTAACAATACTAATGACGGAATATTAATATGGGGAGCTATGGTTGATACTATATTAACAAGTTTTAACTATCATTACTGTTTTGCTAATTATATTAAAACGACAGGAAGTTCAGCTTCTTGTGGTACTGAAACGTGCTATGTATCAAATAGTAATGCTACAGAAAATAATCTATTGGCAGGATATAGTGCGGACTCTTGTTCAGTATATGCTGAGTTTACAACTCCTTATTTTTTTATCGGAACAATAGTAGGTAATATTATCAGTCTTGGAGCAACATCAAAATATAATGCAAGTAATACTGCTACTATGAGAATTAATACCAATCAAAATACAGTCGGCTATATTACTTATCTATATAGGCCTCCAGGAGCACCATCATATGATTTTAATGCCGGAGCACCAGTCGCTATTTCTGCAACTAATAATAAAATGATTATTACTAATAGACAATATGCTCCTGTAATGGCTGCTATGAATGGGACCACAGGGACATCTTCCAGTAGCTTAGTTCCTCAAAGATTCAATACATTTTCTTTGGGTGGAATAGCATGTTATAAAAAATTGTTTTATATTCCAACATATTTTAATTCATCACAATTAATCAGATTAACAACACTATGACAAATTTTGAATTTCATGTTATTATTTATGACAAATATAATCCATCAGCTGAAAATGAAGATGTGATAGAGATTAGTTTATATACAATAATAGTAGCAGAATCCGTAGAAGCTGCTATAGAAAAAATAAAAATCTTATATAATATAAAAACTATTATAAATATACAGGAAATATTATGAGTTACTCTAATGGTCCAAGAATAGTTACAGATGGATTAGTTTTGTATCTTGATGCTGGTAATAGTAAGAGTTATCCGGGGGCTGGAACTACTTGGACTGATTTGAGTGGGAATAATAATAATGGAACGCTAGTTAACGGACCAACATTTAGTAGTGAAAATAAAGGGTCTATTGTTTTTGATGGGACTAATGATAGTTGTTCTTATTCTTTAGCTTTAAATAAAGCACTAACTGTTATAACATGGGCAAAATCACCAACTAGCACATGGAATGACACCGCCGGTTTGGGATCTTGTAGATTCCAAAATGGATTTATTATTCATAATAATGAAAGCACTACAGTTATAGATGCTTACATTATGAATGGAAATGTATCGGCATCATACACCTATTTAGGATCTGCTACAGTTTCTAATATAACGATACCTACTATGTATTCTTTTGTTACTAATGGTATAGATAGTCATCAATTTTATGTTAATAATTCTAGAATTGTAAATTCTGCCACCGCCATAAGTAGATCAGATACTCCATCCTCTGTAGCGATCAATTTAGCAAGCGAGGGTGGTTCCAGATGGAATAATATTATACTATACTCACATTTACTATATAACAGAGTATTATCACCAACAGAAATACTTCAAAACTACAACGCAACCAAAGGCCGATTTAACCTATAGGTGTATATTAATATAAATCACGGAGAATAACTATGCCAGATATTATTATCACACCAAGCAGCGGAATCATTGACTTCTTTCCGGTTTTAGCACGAGTTGGCCGCATTGAAGGATCTGGAAATACTATAAATGTATTAAATCCATCAGGATATGTGGCGGTAAGTGGTAGTGGAATTAGTATCAATAGTTCAACACCTAACGCTACATTATTTGCATACTCGGCTACTTCTGGAGGCACAATATTAAATATTGAAGGAACCAATGGATCATTATTTAGTGTTGTTGATAATTTAAGCGGAAGTTTAATGAGTGTTAATAATAATGCTGGACTTCCAGTATTTGAAGTATTTAGCGATGATAGAGTTGTTGCTGGTCGTTTTGGTCAGAATGATTTTATTATGACTAGTGGTGGTAATGTTGGAATTGGAACGGGAGTTCCATCTAGTAAGTTCCATGTGATAGGAACTAGCACGTTTAATGGAGATGTATCTTCAACAGGATCTTTTATAGCCGGCTCAGGCACTGCTGCTTTACCCTCTTTTGAATTTATTAATGATGTTGACACTGGGTTGTTTAGTCCAGCAACAAATACGTTTGGTATTAGTACTAGCGGGGTCGAAAGATTAAGAATAGATAGTGTTGGAAGATTAGGTATTGGAACAAGCAGTCCATCTAGCACGTTACAAGTTAGCGGATTGATAACAGCTAATAGTGGTAATTTTACTAATAGTTTACAATTGAACGGATCTGGTGTTGGTCTATATGATACTTCAGTATTTAATCTTGGAACCATAAGTGGAACTAATGCTATTAATTGCGGTCAAGATCGTCAAATCCAGACTTTAACACTTAACGGAGTTGCAACAACTTTCACAACAGGAACTGGTTGGCCAACAAGCAACTCTGTAGCAAGAGAAACTACACTCAATATTTTTGCTAGCGGAAATACTAGCGTTACTTGGACCATAGTTAACGATTGGTACCGACAACCAGATTCTCCATTACCAAGCGGCAGACACATTGTATTATTACGATCAATTGGCAGTGGAACAATGCAAGGACACTATATAGGCAATAAGACCAACTAACATGAGTAGTTTATTAGCATCGACACAAAAAACTTATCCAGCAAGTTTATTATTAAGATTTGATGGAGCTAATAATAGTACTACTTTTACCGATAGTAGTATATATAACCATACTATCACTCGTAATGGTGGAACAATTATTAGTACAGCTCAAAGTCAATTTGGTGGAAGTAGTGCTTATTTTGATGGTACTGGCGATTATCTGGAAACAGCGTCTAACTCTTTATTTGCTTTAGGGACCAGCGATTTCACCGTAGAATTATGGGCATATCCTTCTTCTTATCCTGGTAGTGATTTAAGATCATTAGTAGATACCAGATCATCAGGAGGTTCTGATGGATTCCTAATATGGATAGGAGCTGATCAAAAATGGGTTTGTTATACTAGTGCTGATGGTAATGCTATTCAAAGAACTGTATCTAGTATAGCAGACGCTTCGCTGAATACTTGGAGTCATTTAAGAGCCACCAGATATAATGGAGTAATATATTTTTATGTAAATGGACAATTTCAAGGAAGTGCTGGAATAGCTGGTTCACCAGACAACTTATCTTCTAGTAATAGTTCTTTAGTAAGAATAGGAACAGCAGCTGATTCTCCTGGTAGCACCAGAATGTATATAGGATATATTGATGATTTACGAATTGTTAAAGGAGCAGATCTATATAATCAAGCCCTATATATTCAACAACCAACATCTTCTTTAGGTCCTAATCCAACAATTCTTCATAAAATATATAATCATCTATTATTAACAACAGCCAAATCTACTGGACAAGTTACTGGTATTATTGAGAGTAGCACAGGATATTATGCTGTAGCTTGGTGGGACGGAACAACAACTATATATGACTCAAATGATTCTTTTGGTAAAGATGCAATAGGAGGAACAAGAGATTTTGTTATATATGCTTGTACTAGTAGTGGAGCTATGAGCGGATATATGACATTTATAGATATTAGTAATAATGATTTAACATCAGTTAGAGCATTTAATCAAACTATAGGTAGTACAGCTGGCTCAACAATACCAGGATATGGTAAATGGACTTATTATTATTATACTTATTATAATAGATATAGATGGACATGGGTACCCGGTCAGTTTATTCCTGGTGATCCTAATTATTTTAATATATCTTATAATAATCTGAGTAGTTCAGCAATTGATCAACTATATACAGATTTATTAAATGGAGATGGAACCATAGATGTTACAGACAACCCTGGTGTTTCTGGTGATACAACAAGCATAGCAACTAACAAAGGATATACTGTATTTGGATCAACGTCTCCAACTGTTGAATTATTATTAAATCTTAACGGAACTAATGGAAGTACGACCTTTACAGATAGCGGCTCTAATAACAGATCTATTACTGTGCAAAATGGTTCTCCTAGTTTAACCACTACTGATCCTAAATTTGGTAGTGCTAGTTTAAATTGTAATAATGGTGTTATTGGTAATAGTTCAGCAATTATTGGAGATATATCAACTGTTGATTATACAGCAGAGGCGTGGATTTATAAAACTACAACAACCCCGCAAACTATAACAAATTGTTCAGTTAATCCGGTTGGCGGTAGTACAAACGGCATCAGTTTTTATCTGGATACCAATAATATTGTAACACTTAATAATGGAAATACAGTAAGCGCATACTCTATAGGATCTGCTCCCACAGGAGTTTGGACTCATTTGGTTGGTATAAAAAAAGATAATAAAAAATATATATATATTGATGGTATTCTTGTTAATCAACCAGTTTCACAAACAGAATTTGCAGGACCATATTATGCTTATATAGGAGGATTTAGATCAGGAGGGTCTTACTTTTACACAGGAACGATGAAAATTGATGACTTTAGACTAGTAAAAGGTAAAGCTATATATGATAATGATTTTGTTCCTCCGACTGGCGCTTTAACAAACAGCACAACATCAATTAATCCTGGAATAACAGTTTTATTATTAAATTGTAATGGGTCTAATGGTAGTACAACTTTTACAGATAGTGGGCATAAAATCTTGACACCAACAGTTAATGGAAATGCTCAAATTAGCACCACTCAAAGTAAGTTTGGTGGGGCCAGTGCCAGTTTTGATGGTACTGGTGACTATTTAATTTATAGTAATGGAAAAGATAATTTTAATTTATTTAATAGTAATTTTACCATAGAATGCTGGATAAGAATGAACAATACTACTGGAACACAAAGTATATTTTCAAAAAGAACCAATACTGTCACTTACGGAGGTTTAGCATTCGCTATTATTTCTGGTAAACCAACATGTAGTGCAACATCAAATGGTTCATCTTGGGCAGTGGATTTTAATACAGGATCAACTACTTTGTCAACAAATACTTGGTATCACATTGCCTTAACTCGTTTATATAATACTTTTAGAATATTTGTAGACGGCATAGAAAGAGGATCGTCTACAGTATCAGATTTTATTATTACTGGTAATAGTGATAATATGGTGATAGGAGCAGGAGGAGCAACAGGAGGTCAAGAATTTAATGGATATATTGATGATTTAAGAATAATTCGTGGAGTATCATTATATAATGGAAACTTTACAGCACCAACAGCAGCACTAGGGAAATATCCATCATAATGTATTATTATACTACTCCAAATTATAATGCGGCACTTAATGCCAAAGTTGGTTCTTCAACATTAGCACGAGCCATTATTCGTCAGTACTATCCTAAAGAAAATGAAAAAATAATTCATACTAAAACACCATCAAATATTTTGGAAAATGATAAACAGTGGCACTGGTTGTGTCCAGGTACCAGTGATCCTGATAAACCTATAGTTTTATTTGTAAGAGATCCAATTAGTCGCTTTATTAGTGCTTGTCAACAAATTAGAATAAATAATAGTGATTTAGATAATCTTATTAATTCTTTGATAAATGATGTTCATTTTATAAGAGAACCAAAGATCGAAATGCTAAGAAAAGACTATTCTGAACAAATTCAAAAAATAGATAAACTAAACGAACAAAGATTACAACAAAGAAATAATAGAATTGCTAATGGAGATAGTGTCAGAGCCAGATTTAGAAGAATAGGATTTATTAGAGATGATATACATTTTTGGCACCAGCATGAATTCATTAAACATGAAACATATTGTTTTAAATTTCCAGAACATTTTAATGAGGGATTAAAATTTATTGGTTTAGATATAAGTTCTATTCCTCGTGTTAATGTTGCCAAAAGAGAAAAACTTACTCTTTCAGAAAAACAATTACACAGTGTAATTAAATATTATAATAAAGATATACAATTATTTGAATCTATAAAGCAACCTGGCCAGTTTATTAATTTATAAGGAGCATTATTATGCCGTTAGATTTTAGTCCAAAGCCAATACCAACAGAACCACAAGAAATTGCAGAGTCATTAAAAACTCAAGCTAAAAGTATATATAATAATATGGTAAATACATTTAATAGAGGATCAAAAATGTTTTGGTCATCACCGTCTGCTACTCCAGTAGAGATAGCGGCCGCATTAGGCAATGATGGCAAACAACTTTTTGAGTTACATTATAAATTAGGTCAATTAATATCAACAGTAAATCCAATGGACATAGCACAAGGATCAACTGTTATCGGTCAATTTACTATGAATGAAGATGGTACAGTGACAGTGCTTCCTTCTAGCGGAAATCCTTAATAGGACTATAGGTGTATACTATAATGTAAGGATCACATTTTATAAAAAAGGCTATATTATGTCATGGACTATAGAGATTCCTATTATTGTTAGAACTTTAATTAATGATTTAGAAGATCAGCCGGTTTATTCTGATGAGAGACTACTTCAAATAATAACAGTTGCTGCAAAATATGTTCAATTTGATGTGGTTTTAAATCACCAATATAATATTGATGTTTCTACAGGAACTATTAGTCCTGATCCCACTGATGACAGGGATGAAATTTTTATTAGTTTAGTTTCATTGAAAGCGGCATGTATAGTTGACCAGAGTGTACTAAGAACTAAAGCCGCAACAGAAGGTATTAGAGCAGCTTTAGGGCCTGCATTATTAAGTGTTAATGGTAGTTTAGATGGAATTAAATTAATTCTAGAGATGGGCCCATGTGCAGCATATGACGAGCTAGTGTCTCACTGGGATGTTGGTCAAGCAACTACAGCAGTTGCTATACTCAGCCCATTTGTTGGTAATAAATTTGATCCAAGATCTTTACATAGCAATAAAACAAGAAGAAATTTTTACTAAGGACAACATATGCCAGCAGCTATACATAATTTTATTATTGAACAAGGTAGTACATTTACTATATTATTTGAATATACAGATGCTACCGGTAATTTACAAGATATTAGCAATTACTGTATTCGTTTAAGATTAAAATCTAGTGATGGATCAGATATTAGGCTCTATAGTAGTAATGAATCTGGATCTGAATCTAGTTTAACAAATATTTCTACTGGTATTGTGCGTTGGTTTTTGTCTAGTAATATTACATCAACATTCAAATTTGCTGCGGCTTCTTACGATTTAGATATTACTTCTAATGAAACTGGTTATATTACGAGATTAGCCACTGGTACTATACAAGTAATAGCCAATAGTTTTCCAGAATGTCCAGATAATTCAAAAACGTATTGTAAAACTTGCTCAGATATCAAAGCGTCTGATGGAACAGGAAATAGTGGCGGCGTCCCGACATCAGGATCAGTCACTTCCACACCAACACCCACGGTAACTATAACCGGTGGAGGAAATGAAGAGACTGTAGAGTCACTAGACTTATGCGACTATTTATGTCAAGATATAGATATTTTTGCAAAATTATATGATTATCAATCTTATATTAAACATGTTAGTGGGGTTACATCTGGCAATTTGATAGCAACATCTGGTCAAACAGAATTTAGTCTTAATAAACCATATGTTGTTGGACTACTAGATGTTTACTTAAATAATAATCAGTTAGTATATGCTACTGATTATACAGCATCTAATGGCGCATCCTTTGTTTTGTCTAGTGGTGCTAATAATGGAGATCTATTAACTTATATTAATAAGGGATTATATTTATCAGATATGGCCTCTATTACAGGAGCTATTACTGTTCCTGATACTGGATCTATTACTAATGTTGAAGTTAGCATAGTAGGGTTGAAACATCAAAATCCTCAAGATTTATCTATGCTATTAGTTCCACCAACAGGCAATTCTATACTTTTATCTGCATATAGTAAAATTAATAATTATAGTGCTAGTAGCGGACTAACTTATACTTATTCTAATAAAGCAATTCCAGGAACATATCTATATAATAGATCAGCATTTGATAATTATGTGAATATATACAATAAAACTGGAATATATCCTGGCACAACAGTGGCATCATTAACTCAATTAACTGGCATAGTTCCATCTGGAGATTGGAAATTAATAGTTAATGATTCTGATCCTGGAAGTAGCGGAACACTAAATGGTTGGAATCTTATTATCACATATAGTCCACCAGCATATAGTGAATAAATATGAAAATTGCAAATGTTGTTTATAACACACTATTTAAATTAAAAGCTACCATACCAAATACTATTAAACTAACAACTATTGATTATTCGTCTACAGAAACTGAAAGAGTTATTATTAGGTCAGAAACTGTTAGTAGTACTAATTTTATAGATAGCGAACAAAGAGTTGTTATACTTAATAATGAAACCATACCATTGGCAAAGATAATTAAATGATAATATCAGAAGCTTTGAAAAATTTATACAAGACACAAATTAACGAATTGTTGTCATCTCATGGACTAACAAACCAATGCACTTTGAATTTTAACAACGGTTCTGCGGACTATTGTAATAATTGCGTATATGACAGTATATCAAAAGTCTCTGCTAATATTTATAATGGAAGTGGACCTCAGTCATTTCCAGAATATACTATGTGTCCTGTTTGCATGGGACTAGGCGTCAAGAAGACTAATGCTAAAACCAAAACTATATATCTAGCAGTTATTTTTGATAGTAAATATTTTATTAATCTTAATAGTAGAGTAGCGAATATTCCTGATGGCACAATTCAAACTATATGTCATAAAAATTATACTCTAGATATTAGAAACTCATCTTCATTATCGATTAGCACAGTTCCTAATATTTTTTACGAGAGAATAGAGGATGTCAATCCTGTTGGTTTAGGTGATCTAGATTATATATTTACAACTTGGAAAAGACTATGAAATTTTCTTTAAGACTATTAGAATCTGATACTGAGATAAGATCACAAATACTAAACGCTATGAAAAGCGATATCGACGCCGCATTGACTGCTACCGCAAGAAGTATTAAGCAAGATATATTTGACATTGTAAAAGATGCTCTTGAAACAGAACCTGAGTTTTCTTCGCTTATAGCAGGAGAGCTTCGTAAGGAATTTGGTATTCAGGACACATCTAATGTACAGATGGCTGTGAATAATATAGCAAATTCTATAATTATAGATAAAGTACCAGTTAGTATTAATAATACTGGTATTTCAGGTGGATTAAAAATTAGTATTATCAATAATAGAGATTATGGTGGTGCATTAGGTGACACTAGCGCATTTGTAGTAGATGACCAAAGAGGGTATAGTCTTCCATGGTTAGAATGGCTCCTATTAAAAGGAAATCAGATAATAGTAAGAGACTTTGCTGTTAAATTTGGACCAAATCCTAATTCGCGAACTGGTGATGCTATTATGGTTCCTAGTTCTTCCAATTGGAGAGTACCTCCAGAATTTGCGGGAACAATAACTGATAATTGGACAACAAGAGCATTATCTAAAATAGATGATAAAATTACTAGCATAATACAAAGCGCATTTGTGAGGAACTTATGATAGGCTTTCAGCATGTAGATAGTATAGGGAATAAATTATCAATATCTTCATTAGAAGATAATATGAAAAGTTTATTAGATTATAGTTTTTTAAAAATTGGTGGGTTTATTGATGTTAATATTCCCACAAGTGGATTGTATGGTGGAGATTTTGCAACTTTAAAATTTGGTTATGATCCTGTATTACCTAGTGGATGCGTGTGGGAAACACCAAGAAAAGACTGGGTTTATGAAACTGGTATTTGTCATAGTGGAAGATGTCCAGTACAAGTATCAGGAATTTATCTGAATAATGTATTCTTACCAGCCCCAACCGGCACATCATCTGTTCCATATCGACTAAATTATAAAGATGGTCAAGTTATTTTTCCAACCGCCAAGCCATCTACTAGCAATATTAAAATGGGTTATAGTTATAGATATATTCAAATATATAAATCTAATGAAAGTCCATGGTTTAAAGAAGTTCAGCAATATTCTTATAATCCAGCTTTGTTAAACAAAACAAATGGCCAAATCATTACGGCCAACCATAGAATTCAGCTGCCATGCATAATAGTTCAAATGATAGCCAGAACAGTTCAAGAACCATATCAGTTAGGCACAACCGATAATATTATATCTCAAGATATATTATTACATGTATATACAGAGAACCCAGCACAAAGAGATAGTATTATAAATATGCTAATATTACAAAAGGATAATGAATCCCGTTTGTATGATATTAATAAAGTGGTCAAAAATAATGTAAATGGTTTAAATTATAATGGATCTCTTAATATTAATAGATTAAATTATGATCAAATTTTACTCAATCCAGAATATGGGACACAAATTTTTTATGTTGAGTCAGCTTCTATTACCGAATTAAATTCAATATCATCATCTTTGTATAATGGTATTGTCAGATGGACAATAAAAATATATCCCTAGTTTTTTTTTGGTGTATAATTTCAATGAGTTCTTATTAACAAATCACACATAAGGTCGGAGAATATCATGGCACAAAATAAGAGAATTTTTTACGCTACACAAGGCTTTACTTTAGCTCCAGTAAACGAAGCTGGAACAGTCGCCTCTGCCCTTAAAGTCGGTGGCGTTCAAAGCTTAGGTATCAATACAAATTTCAATCTAGAAAGAATCTTCCAACTAGGTCAGCTTGAACTTTATGATACAGTCGAAAACAATCCCGAAGTAGAAATCACAATCAATAAAGTTCTAGATGGCACAAAGCCATTATTTTTAATCACAATGGGTGGAACAGCAAGTGCCACCAGCGGTAGTATCGTTACATTACAGAATAATAGAGTAAATCTTGATCTTTATATTCACAAAGATACAAATCAGGGTACTGCTGCAAGTTCTGGTGTTGCTAAACTATCATGCACAGGTTTGTATGCTTCAAACTTCACATACACATTCCCAACAGATGGAAATGCCACAGAAGAAGTTACCCTCGTTGGTAATCACAAAGCTTGGTCATTACCAAATACTGGAGCAACAGTTTTCGGTAGTGATGTTACTGCCAAGTCCATAGCTCGTAGATGGAAGTTTGACACAGCTAGTTGCAGATTCCCAACAGGCAGTGGCGGTATCTATCCATCAGATTCTCCACTAACAAATGTTACTGTTAGTTTCGATCTTGGTCGTGAAGCTATCTATACACTTGGTTCATATACTCCATATTTACGTTATGTTAATTTCCCAATTGAAATTACAACAGAAATTACAACACTTGGTACAGACGGTGACTTTATCGATCTTAACGAAAGTGTTTATAGTTGCACAGGTACCAGACAGTCCGCCGTATCCGATAAAGAAATCAAATTCGTTATCTGTGGTAGTGGTGGAAATGGTAGTCTAACTCTTGATCTTGGAAACAAGAATAAGCTACAGTCTGTTAACTATACTGGTGGTGATACTGGTGGTGGTAACGTTGAAGTTAGTTATAGCTTCACAACAAATAACACCTTCATTATGACAGCTAGTGGTCACTATACTGGTGTTGTCGCCTGAATTGACGGCGGGCCAACTCCATAAGGTTTTTGAAGAATAAAGAGGCTAGGACTTTAGGACATTAGAATGGAAGATTTATATAGTATTATAGGAAAATTATATGTAGATATATTTCAAGCTCAGAAATATATATCTATGCTACAAGACGAAAATAAAGAAAAAGACAAAACCATAGCAGAACTAAGGATCGAGCTAAAAAAACTAGATGACAGACAATGATTCAGAAGTTTTATTATATAGGATATTATCTGGAAAAACTATTTTTCACTATAATAATGAAAGATATGTTTTGTATGCCCCGTCTTTAGAAATTAAATACGAAGCATCTTTAATTTTTGATAATATCATTAATGAAGAAAAATACCATGATTGGATAAGAGAAGAGTATGCTACTAATATTATGATGAGTCTTGGATTATGGAATATGCATACTGACAGAGCATTAAAAGACTTGAATAAACAATTAGATAATTTAAAAGTGGATCTTTTTAGTAATTTTATGGTACCAAGTAAAACTAAACAAATTAGACAAAAAATTAAGAATACCAAAGAAAGTATAGGCAAGATCAATTTCACTAAACAAAATTTCTTATCCAATACTTTAGAAGGATATGCAGGATCAATTAAAAACGAATATATAATTTGTAATACTTTATATAAAAACGATAAACTAGTTTTTGGATACGATAATGATTATAAATCTTACACATTATTTAATAGTCTTGTACAGCATATAGATTCTCTTATTATTACTACAGAATTATTTAAAAAGTTAGCACGATCAGATATTTGGAGAGCATACTGGAACTCTTGTAAACATAATGATTTGTTTGACTCGGCTGTTATTCAATTAACAGACGAACAAAGAGCAATAATTAATATTAGTAAAATGTATGATAATATCTATGAGCATCCAGAATGTCCAGAAGATAATATTATTGATGATGATGACGCTCTTGACGGATGGATGATTCTGCAAAAACGAAAGAACGACAAACATAAAAAACAAGCAGCTTTTAATGAATCTAATCAAAACTTGAAGAATGCAGGAGAAGTATTTTTGTTTGCTGAGAATGAAAATGATGTTGAATCAATTACAGAAATGAATGATTACGAATCAAAAATAGCACTAAAGCAAAAAATGTCATACATCAATGCAAAAGGTGGAGAAATTGAGGATGGAGAATTGCCGGATGTACAAATGGATATTCAAAAAGCAATATCTGAATTAAAGAAAAATAAGAGGTAATATTATGAATCAACGACAGAATAAATTGATCAAGGACATTGAAAAAAAATGTACTACTATTATGATAGGATCAATTGCTAGATTTGAAAGAGTATTTGGTCATTTATGGGATAATGAAGACGAGCAAGGTGACAAAAATTATGAAGATTGGCAAACTGCTCGTCACGAAATATTAAATTTTGGAAATAATCAAATTAGGGACGCTGTAGAAAATTTATATAAGTTTTTTATAGACGAAAAAAGAAACACATATGAATACGAAATTCGTTTTGACAATAAAAAAGGAGATAAAGAATGAAGACTAAGACTTTTAAGATTACTGTAGATGGCACAGAAAAAGAGTTTCTAGTAAAGAGTCCAACTCTTGAGAATCAAAGAGAAGCTCAGAAGGTTTATAATCAGGCTTTCACGGACGCTATTAAGAGCAAGAGCGTTGTTAGGGCAAAGCTTGATGAGCTACTAGAAGAACAAGGACTATGGAACAGTGAAAAGCAAGCCAAGTTCACACTACTGCAAAAGGAACTTCTTGATGGCGAAAAGAAATTGGCTAAGGGTGGATTCAGTTTAAATGAAGCTAAGGATTTAGCCATTAAAATGAAAAAGATCAGAGATGATATTAGAGATCTTATTAGTGTAAGAACAAGTTTAGACAATCATAGTGCAGAAGGTCAGGCTGATAATGCTAGATTTAACTATCTAGTTAGTGTTTGTGTGGTGTATAATGATACTAAGCAGCCATATTTCAACAACTTGGAAGATTATCTAAACAAATCGACCGATCCTGTTGCAATATCGGGTGCTCAAAATTTGGCTAACATGCTTTATGGTCTGGATAATGATTATGAAACTAATCTTCCAGAAAATAAGTTTTTAAAGAAATATAAGTTTATTGATAGCAAGCTCAGACTAGTCGATAAGAAAGGAAGACTAATTGATAGTGAAGGACGCCTTATCGACGAGAGCGGCAGATTTGTTGACGAAAATGGTAACTTTATAGACAAGTTTGGCAACAGGGTAGATGCTGATGGCGAATACATTGTTGAACAACAGCCGTTCCTTGATGATGATGGAAATCCAGTAGTAGTTGAGGAAACAAAAACAGATGACTCTAAGACAACCACAACAGAGCCAGCAGTTGCAGAAGCATCAGTGCCAGATGCTAGTACAGCCGCACCAGTTCAACAAGAACCTCCAGCAGCTTCTTGATAGTGTTTTATCAGTCTCCTTTTTGAGTAAAAACAACCCTTCTTCCGTAACTGGCAGAGGGGTGTTTTTATATACTGAGGTATTATAATGGCTTCCGCATTCAATCTAACTGCACAACTAAATTTGCGTGGCCCTAGTAATGTTAGACAAATAGTGTCTGATATTAGACGAGAATTAGGAACAATTACTGGAGATATTAATCTTAGAGTAAATACTCAAGCTACCAGAAATATTACCCAATTAAATTCTGCTATCAGAACTCTGAACGATGCTTTGGTCACCACAAGAGGCAATGCTACGCAGGCTGCTAATGCCATATCGGCTTTTGCTAATGCTGCTAATTCAATTAATAGAGCAACAGCATCAACTTCTAGAAATATTACAAATGTCACTTCTGCAACTCAAAGATTAACAGCAGAGCAGGGCAAGGCAGCAAAGAATATATCTAGATCTTCTTCAGAAATGGAAGAATTCGGTAGACAGGCTGCTTTAGCAGTTAGAAGATTTGCTGCCTATTCGACTGCTGCTGGTGCGGTATTATCTTTAACAAGCGCATTAAAGAGTGGTTTATCAGCATTTATTGATTATGAAAAAGAATTTGTAAAATTACAACAGGTTACAGATAAAACAGCAGCTCAACTATCTGGACTAGACAGAGAGATTTCAAGATTATCAGTTGGACTTGGAGTTTCATCAGATGAGTTAATTAAGGTATCATCAACATTGGCACAGGCCGGTTTGAGCGCCAGAGATACACAAAAAGCTTTGCAGGCCCTAGCATTAACTGACTTGGCTCCATCTTTCGATAATTTAAATGATACGGTAGAAGGAAGTATTGCTTTAATGAGACAGTTTAGTATTGGTGCTGGACAACTTGAACAAGCGTTAGGCTCGGTTAATGCTGTTGCTGCCGCTTTCGCAGTAGAATCTAGCGACTTAATTTCTGCTATACAGCGTACTGGTGGTGTGTTCGCTAGCGCTAGCAAAGGAGTTAGCGATGGCACAAAAGCATTAAATGAATTCTTGGCTGTATTTACAAGTGTTAGACAAACTACTCGTGAAAGCGCCGAAACTATTGCTACTGGATTAAGAACAATATTTACCAGAATACAAAGAGAAGATACTATAGAGGCTCTTAGAGAGTATGGAGTTAATTTAGTCGATGTAGAAGGCAAGTTCGTTGGAGCTTATAAGGCAGTACAATTATTAAGCGAAGGCTTGGGAAAAATTGATCCAAGAGATTTAAAGTTTAGTCAAATTGTCGAAGAGCTTGGTGGATTCCGACAAATTGGAAAAGTAATTCCGCTTATTCAGCAATTTAGCGTTGCACAAGAAGCTCTTGGAATAGCTCAAAGAGGATCAGGATCATTAGCCAAAGATGCTGTAACGGCACAATTAAGTTTAGCTAATCAGATTAAAAAGGTTAGAGAAGAATTCTTAGCATTAATGAGAAGTATAGGTTCTGGCGACACATTCCAAACTTTAGCCAAGGGCGCATTAGGATTTGCTAGCGCATTAATAAAAATTGCAGATAGCGTAAAAGGCATATTACCAATTTTAGCAATTATAGGAGCCGGAACAGCGGCTCGCGCTCTTAGTAGATTTGGTACTGGATTTGTTAGCGGATTAAGACGCACAGGAGACGAGGGAGGTGGCGGAGGTAATGCGCCAAGACCTTCTCCTATTTTTGGTGGCGGTGGCGGATCAAATATGCCAGCAAATTTACCAAGAGATTTATCATTATTAGACGATATATTAAGGACTAATACAAGAGCAATAGATAATCTTAGAACAAGCTTAACAGGAGTATCGTCTGCTCTTGGTTCAATGGATCAATTTTCTTTAGCAATACAGGCTAATACAGCATCATTAACATCGAATACAGCAAGCATAGACGCCCTAACATCTGCACAAGGTAGTATGCTAGTAGCTGTTATGGAACTGACAGACGCAATTAGAAACTCTGGATCTGCACCATCAGCAGGATTAAATAGTGGGGGGGTCGTTAGAAAATTTGCAAGAGGTGGTGTGGTTCCTGGTAGTGGAAATAGCGATACCGTACCAGCAATGCTTACGCCAGGAGAATTTGTAATCCGTAAAAAAGCTGTTGAAACTATTGGTGCTGATAATCTTCATAGTATGAATAAGTATGGGGACGGTGGAAGTATCAAATCAGGAAGATCCAATAGAAGAAAAAAGTTTGCTGGTGGTGGTCCAGCCATAGCAGAAATACAGTCTATAGAGGAAATTGTTGACGGAGATACTTTTGATGCTCAAGTTGTTCCAAAATCAGAGCCTTATAGGGCAAGATTTAGACTATTGAATTATGATGCATATGAGACTGGAAATAGATATAGTAAGATTACTCCAGATAAATGGAATACAATAAGCAAATATCCATCTAATGCTGGAATAAAAGATCAGGTTAAACAAGCTAGAGATGGAAGCTTTAAAATACCTCCTAGTACTATTGTTGGAAGAGGAGGATTAACAGCTGCATCTGCTGGTAGTAAAGCAACAGATGATTTGGTTGCATTTATTGATAAAACAAATAAAAATGATCTATTAAATAAAGTTAATAATAAAAAAGATGTTGGTTTTGGCAGAATAGGTATAGACCTAAGCAAGGTATTCTCATCATCATATATTACAGGTAGGTACGCTGATGATGATACTGATGAATATGCATTAGGTGGTAAAATTCAAAAATTCATGGCGGGAGGAAAAGCAAAACCTAAAACATCTAAGACATTAGATATGCCTGATCCTCCAGCTGGTACTAGTGATGAACTTAAGTCTGTAATAGATGAAAGTAAAAGTCGCGGTTCGTCATATGCTTTAACAGTTTGGAGAGATGCAATAAAAGAAAGACTTACTAGTGCATATAAAGGGGTTCTTTTTCCTGGACTAAAGCCTACTGAAGATAAAATCACACCAGATACTATAATTAGTATGTATAGTGAAAATGCTGGAAACTATATTAAAACTTCTATTAAATCATTAGAAGCTGATTTAGATTATATCGAGAAAGCAACAGGACAAAAAGAAGGCTTAGTAGCAACTAAAAAATATTCAATCTCTGATATGCTAGATTCTATTAGAGCATATCAAGCCTTCGGATTAGATTCGACAATAAATGAATATGCTGCTAAAAAGAAATTAAATACTAAGCTAGGCTCCATAATATCAGATGAAGATAAGAAAAAGTATGCTGGTCTTGTTGATAAACCATTATCATTTTTTGCTGGTTCACTAGATAGCAGTATGCAATTTAAAATGCCAGAAAAATTGTATGCTGGATTAGGCGTTAGTAAACAAAAATTATTATTAGAATCTGCAGGAATATCTATCAATGATGAAAAAGATATTCAAAAATTGAAGGGTAAAACAGTCAATATGCCATCATTCTTGTCTAGTTCTGATACAGAAGGTGTTGCTTCAACATTTTCACGAACAGGCATGATGACCATACTAACTAACAAGAAACGCAAAGGATTAGATGTTAATTTAGCCAAACAATCAACAGTTAATAGAGATCCAAAATCACAGAGAGAAGCTGGCAATAGATTAGTTTTTGATGATGAGTCTGGCAAATTTGGTGAACAATTTGCAGATGATATGGATTTTGAGAGTGAATTTATATTTCCACGTAATTCGAAATTTAAAGTTTTGAATGTTAAAAGTTCAATTTGGAATAAAAATAAAGATCCTGACAAACCATGGACTATTGATTGGGATGTTCAACAATTAGCCAAGGGTGGAGAAGTTTTTGGTACTGGAGAAACTAAATTCCCGAAGCGAATAACAAATGCCTATGCTAAAGAACTACAGAAAAAAATAGATCAAGAAAGAGTAAATAATGCTTTTGATCCTTATCCGACTAACGAAAGAATAACAGTAGATCCTGCAGAAGTAGAACAAAAATTTCAGAGCGAACCATTTGATCGACAAAGATTTTTAAGTTTATTCAAGACTAAAATTAGTCGTGATGAATTGGTAGGTAATCTGTCCGACTTTGCTAAATTTATAGGATTACCATCAGAGGATTTAACTGCGGTTTTACCACAAACTATAGATTTTGGTGGACAGCTGCAAACCATGGGATATCGTGGAAGATTTAGTAGAGATCCATTAGGTAGTCAAGGATATGACGACAAAGGATTAGAAGCTTTTGGGTTTACAACAGCAGACGAACAAGATTTATTTGGATATCAAAAGTTATTAACAGAAAAAGAAAAAGAAATTAAAAAAATCTTAAAGACGCCAGTAACAACATATGAGGATGGATCATTCAGTTATGATAGTGTTGCTTTTAATAAGGCTATGGATGAAAAGTTAGCTCTTGGTAAAAAAGTATCACAAATTATGGACAAAAGAGCAATTGCTCGTAAAGCTTTGTCGGATCAAAAGAAGGGTCTCTTAGAATCAACAGGACGCGGGTTTGTTTCAATATCTAGTAACACATTTGAGCGTAATCAGCCAAAAAATGTTTTATATCATGAATTAACACACCAATTATTAAATTCTTTAAGAACCAAATCAGAAGATAGTTTTACCAAATATAAAGAAAGAGTATCTCAATTATTTAGTGGAGATAATGATGATTTAGCAGACGCTTTTGATGCGCTGGGTGGCAGCTATAATAGTGCGGATGTTGTTTATGGTCGATCTTATAAAAATGGATTGCTTGATTATGTTTTACAAGATTTAAGACGAGGAACAATTAGTTCAGGAGGAAGAAGTCCAAATCCTGAATTATCTAAAGAAGCATACTCTATGTGGGTAGAGTCTGACAAAAAGAAAAATGCTCGCGAATATCGTCCAATCAATCCAAAAATTAATGATATCTTATTAAGAGGAGGACAAAAACAAGAAACATTAGATCAAGTAGAAGACTATGGTAAGGAAGAATTTTTAACTACTCTTATTCAGAATGCCCCTAAATTAGATTCTAATATGCAGGGAATATTAGACTCTACATTAAATGAATTGCTAGGTAATGCTGGAATTCAAAGACAGCAGTATGCTGAGGGCGGCAAGGTTACCAGAAATTTAGGATATATTGATTTTGATGTAATTAATGACCCAGCAAATGCTGAAGTTATTGAACAGGCTATGAAAAAAGCTGGTGTTGATGGACCCAGAAAATATACTGAATATTTAATGAATCTAGCTACTAAAGCCAGAAAAGATACTAGTATTAAAAAATTAACAGCATTATATGGTGTTGCTGGCGCTGGAAAAAGCAGTATCGCAATGGGGCGTGGAGCGAATGATGCTGGCAGATTAAGAGAAACCAATCGCTTTCCAATATTAACTCCTGAAGATATATCAAAAGCTTCTGAAGTTATGCTATTAACCAGTACCGTTTCTCAAGATAAATTAGAAGGAATGTTTAAAGAAGCTGATAAAATTTATGGATTATCAACCACAACACAAGAAGAAAAAGACAGAGTTCGTAAACAAAGAACAATGAGAGATATTAGTGGAATAGGACTATTTGGCAGAGAGGCTGGGAGCACAACAGGCGCACAAACAGACACCGCAAAAGAAGAAGCCCTTTTAATGGATAGATTTGGCGATAAAACAATGATTTTGGGACGCGGAGATTCTAATAGACTACGCAGAAAAAGAGGAAATGAATTAGTAGAAATCACAAAGAAAAAACTAGCCTTTACATGGGGAGGTTTCTCTCCAACAACAGCGGGTCATGAATCTATTATGGAAGCAGCAAAAGCTGCTGGCATACCTTATGAAGATTTTATAGCTTTAGTAGGAGCAAATGAAGCCGTAGATGCTCAAAGCTATAGAACAGCAATATTTGATCAAGACTTTAGACTAGCATTAGCAAAAGCAGGATTTGGATCAAAGGGCGCTTCTGTATTACCAAAAGCATTTGGAGATATGAGTGTCCCGTTAGCTTTTGATATGGGAGAGAGAGGTGGTCGTAGACAAATTACATTAGCTGGTGCAGGAAGCATGGCTTTTGTTGCAGATAAAACAGAGCAACAAATGGAAAAATATAGGAAAGCAGGATATGGTGTTTCTAATTTAGAAAGAACAGGTGGAATAAGTGGAACACAAGTTAGGGATTTAATACTAAATGGAGATTTAGAGGGTTTACAGAAAGTTGTTTCTCCTGGAGTATTCTCTTTACTTAAAGATAATTTATCACAACTACAGAATAGATCAAATATATTACCATCACTTATACAGCAAGCACAGGATATTTATCAACAACAAGTAGTATCAATTGATGAGCAATTAGCCGCTACTGGTATAACAAGGGCAGATAATAAAAAAGCAGCAATAGACCCAGAGTATGCTGCTAAATTAGAAATTTATCAGTCTCTTAAAGAAAAAAAGAAAAAACTAGCCACTAAAGCATCATTTGAACCATACAGACTATTAAGCCAACTAGCAGAAGCAGAACCAGATAAATACGCATTAAAATTAGACAGAGCGGCGACAGAAGGAGCTGGTGGTCCATCTACAACATCCGGCCTACAAGAGGCTATACTAAAAAAGGTTGCCAAAGAAACAGCTGTTAAAAAATCTTCTGGAATATTACCAGCACAAGGATCAGAGATTCTAAAAAGATTTGGAGCAGACAGATTGCCAACAGACGCTATGTTTGGTCCGTTCGCAGGAAAAACGGTACGAGACACAGCTGAAGGCGGAAAATTAAAATACTGGAATTCTGCTTTTAGACCAGAAACTAAAGCAGATAAGCTGGCCTACTATACAGCAACAAGAGATTACTTAATAGATAAATTTAATGAATCACAAGGAACTCAAAAGGCTACAGCACTGGCAGAAACAACTAATGCTGTATTATCGTCAAAACAATTAGGACTAGTTGGATTAAATCCGCTAGGATACACTGGATTATTAGGGCCAGAAACTTGGAATCTTGGAGTCGATCCATCTGGACAAACAAGATCAATAGATGCATCAATAGTTCAAAGAGGACTACCAACACAATATCAAAACGTTATTGACTATTTAAGCGGAGAAACAGAACAGTTAGTCGGAGGAGCTGCTAAATTGCTTGGTATTACTCCAAAAAAACTAACCCAAAAACAAAGAGAAACATTAGGTCAAGGAAATATAGAAGGAGCACTACTAGAACAAATTTTTGGATCAGCAGACGCTACAATATTAGATGATGCTTTAAGAACCCGCCCAATAGACTTTCCAATGGGCATAGGAGCAAAAGCTGCAAAAATTTTTGGTATTGATCCTGATATTCCCACAGAAGTTAAAAGAACAATAGATAGTAATAGCAGAGGTAAGGCTGTTGAAGAATTTCAAAAATATTTTAGACAACAATATGGAATCCCAGACCCAGATAAAGTGGCGCCACAAGCTTTTGCATCTGGTGGAAAAGTAGATCCATTACTAGAGAAATATAAGAGTGTTATAGCCAGCATAATGCCACCAGAATATATTGGTAAAGATGGATTTTTAATGACCCCTGGTGGAGAAAGTCACAAGACAACTATTGCTGGGCGATCAATGTTAGATTCAATTATGTCTCTTTTTAAACCAATCAAGTCCTCATATTCTGGAAAACAATCAAGCATATTAATTAATAAATTAAGAGGCAATGCAAAATTATTTGAAAAAAATGATTTAAGTAAAATTATTTCTTTAGTTGATGAGAATATGAGAGCATCATCGACTATAGTATTACCAAAAGGAAAAGAATATGATTTAGCACATGAGACTTTTCATGATATTCAAGGATATTTATATAGATATTATCCAGAAATTATTGAAAAATTAAATATTAGTACAACAAAATATATTGATGAATTTAAGAAAATTTATTTATCATCTAATATTAAAGATAGATATCCATTAGAAAAAATATTACCTAATAGCACAAAAGAGAGCGCATATCCAGATGCATATATAGAGGCTGGAAATACACTAATAAGTAAATTTCCAAAATCATCAAAAGGTATATCAAAATCAATACAAGATGCAAATATACAATACTCTAATGATGAAATAATCCCACTACTATTATCTGCATCACAGCAAAATAATACAAAAGCGACAGAACTATTACAAAGAATTTTCAGTGATGCTGGATTGAACAGCGGATTTATAGAAACTATGCCACAAGGATTTTTCTGGGGTGGCAAAGTTGATCCGTTAGCAAAGAAGTACGGCATAACTCAAAAAGAATTCTTAGAACAAAAGAAAATAGCAGAGGCTATGGGATTAGATCCATCTCAGCTAGAAGAAAAATTATCGCTATATGCTGCACAAAAGAACAGATTAAAAGAAAAGAAATTTGCCGCGTTAGATGCTACAGCAGATGCTTCTGTTGCTGGAAAAAGAGTTACAGATCAACAAAAGGCATTAGATGAGTTTTTACAAACTAATAAGTTTGCAGAAGGTGGTGTGGCTACACTAGAAAAAACTTCTAAAAATTATGGTAAAATAAGTATAACCGAAGACGGAAATACTCTTAGTGCTGGATATCTCAAAGGCAATGATAGATCAGGATATATTAACGCTTATAAGATGAGAGACTATCTATATTATGTTGGTTTATCTAAGGCCACAAGTGGCTATGGGCCTAGGCTATATGATGTTGTTATGGAAGCTGCTACTGAAAAAGGGGCAATGTTAACTTCTGATAGAAGTAGTGTCAGTGGAGATGCTAAAAGAGTTTGGGAATATTATTTTAAGAATAGAGCAGACGTTAAAAAGACTCCTCTCAAACCTGATGACTGGACAAAAAATCAAGCAAACATTGATCCTAAACTATACGGTAGAGAAGAAACATGGCCACCATCTGATGATCCAGCATGGATACTACAAAGCGGTTATAGTAAATCTCCTTCTTTAATTAATGACCCAAATTCTGTTGTAAGAACAGACAGGAAACAAGACTCTAGATCTATGGCTTTGGAATTCTTTCAGAGAGCCGCTACTGGTGGATCTATAAGAAAATTTGCACAAGGAGGTTCAACTGAAGATACTGTACCAGCACTATTAACTCCTGGTGAATTTGTTATTAATAAAAAAGCTGCTGAAAGAATAGGTTATGGTAAATTAGAAAAACTAAATAAGGCTGATAAACTTCAAGGATATAATAAAGGAGGAACAGTTGGTGGACGATTAAGATTTGCTGGTGGTGGACGCGCTCCTGGGGATGAGGAAGCATCTATTCAAAGATTGATGATGGAGTTTGAAAATTTAGCCAGATCTGTAAG